ACGTTGTGAGCGTTGCCGAGTATTATTTCATTGGAGTTGGTACATTAGGCATAGGTGGCATTGGTGGTTTTGGGAACCCTCCCATAAACATCTTCTTAGTATCTTCGATCATCTTCCTAATATCAGCAACATCGTTCTTTAAATCATTTATTTCTTTACTATTATCAATAGTGTTAGTTATTATAGGAGCTTCTACCTGTGCTTCTAGTTGATCTAAAATATCTTTACACTTCTCCATTTCTTCATCATACTTACTTGCAGCTTCTTTTTTAGCTTTAAACTCATTGTAATTTTGTCTAACCATGTTGGCTATTTCTTCTTTGTTGGTAGCTACAGTAAGCCCAATAGAAGTATCATTGATAATTGACCGTTCAGCTGGCACGGATAATTTTTTAGATTCTCCATTGCAGCTAATGAAGATGTCAACTAATTTACGTCTGCTTTGTCCAGGGATCGGAAACTAACCTTGAGGTAAAGCTTCATCATAAGGATTTGAAACCTAAGTAATAGAACCAAGACTATAAACAGTAGTCTTTTTAAATGTTCCTAGAACTTCTAATACGTGCACGTGATCTCCTATTTTTAATTGACTAAATAACATAATTGAATTGGTTTTAGTAGGGCTACCTTTTACGGTAGCCCTAAGTTTTTATTAAGCAGCAGCTGGTGCTACAATATGATTTACAGTCTGAAATACTCCAGTACGTTTATCATAGTATATTAGATATTTATTACCCGTTGAAATTTCTTCTGTTGGCATCTAATCACCAGAACCGTTTAGTAATGCTTTACCACTATTAGTATTTACACTAGTCGGATTAGATGATACCTAACTAGAACTAACAGAAGTAGCTACAGATACTAATGATCCTTCTGTTGCACCAGTAGCAGTATGATTAATATTTAACAATATTAAACCTCTGCATGGCAATTGTCTCCATTGAAATGGACATATTCCATAAGTAACAGTATTGTTAGTAGTATCTACATTAGAGAATATAGTATCTAATGTAGGTATACCACCTTGGTCAATACGTCTTACACGATAAGGATTAAAGAAAGGATTAAACATAATTACCTCCTTTCTTATTAGCAACCACAACCGCAACCGTCGTTATATCCGTATCCGTAACCAGTGAATCCACCGTTACATCCGAATGGGTTACAAGTTAAGTAAGCAGGTACTGGACAAGGACGCAACTGATTTACGATATTAGCAGTTTGAGCAGATTGAGATAGACCTAATTCAAGAGCTGACTTCTCAGCACGCAATGTGTCAATCTTATTCTACATTTCACGCATTTCAAGTTGACAGAACTTATCGTTAATCATTTGAGTTTGTGCATCTATCTTATTATAAAGTTCATTTTGATAAATCTATTATTCTAGTATTTTCTACATTGATTAACTTGTTACTGTTATCAATTTGGTACTTATAAATAGTTCGTTTTTTAAAATCAAAGTGAAGGAGTCGCTAGAACCAATTCTTATAATTACGCTTATATTCTTTTTTAGTATGAATAAATAGTGATTGTGTATTGCGAATGTCGATACTATGTGTTAGGAGCGTATCTCTTTTATTTATTACGATTGATGTCAAATTGTTTGGTTTGATTTCCACTTTAAAGTCAGTTGATCTAACTACTATTGTAGTATCGTGTACTACTTTCTACTCCTATATCTGTACCTATTTCAACTCCTTCTCTTTGATTTTCAATTTCTTTACTGTAGCTTGTACTTCTTGTATCAAGCTATCTTTGGTTTCTTTAAATTCATCTAGAGTAAGCTATAGAACTCTATTATCATTCTTCTACTATGTTGCTAGCTATTCATAGTAAAGATAGTTATTAGTTACTCTATCTAGTTCTCTATTCTTCTTATCTAGCTAGTTATTCTAATAAAAACAAATGGCAGCGAGAATCGTAATGATAATCACTGCCATTGCTTTGTAATTTCTTTTAAACCAACCGATAATGTTACTTGTTAATCTTTTTGCTAGACTTATCAGTATTGGTATCATTTGTAATAGTATTTTGTTCTTCTAAGATGTCTGTTATATTTACATCTAAATATTTTTCTGCTTTCGACTTTATAATCTTTGTGAAGAGTCTTGTAACTAATGAATTAGGTTTTAATGCTTTCCTAGATTCTAATAATGATATTATTTCTGCAAAACATACTGCTCCTGCTGCAACTTTAGCTAACACCAGATCAGCATATGTCGTAAATATAAACTTATCTAATAAAGTAAATCCAGCTATCATTACAGCTGCAAATCCTAGTTTCTCAATAGTAGACCAAAACTTGCCAGATTCAAAGTAACTATTATTGGTTACTTGTCTACATACTTTATATCCATAGATTAAGTCTAATATTATGAATAGAAATGACACACCTATTAATGGTGCAGCTGGTGCTAGTATAGTCGCTATACCTGTTAGCCAACCTACTATAGATTGATATCCATTAGCAAATATACGTCTTGCAAGATTCATTATATATAAACTTCTACTCAACACAACTTAAAATAATTTTATCTGAAATAAAAATGCTAGTCAATATTTATTACTGCTAGCATATGTTAAAGTCTCTGCAATTATATAACTATAACGTACTCATTATTCGTATGTTCTATTTCCCTTACGTATATCCAGGTAATCTAATAGCTCTTTATGTTTAATAGTTTTAGTAAGTAAAGAATAACAGTTAGCGTGTTTAAACCATCCTATGTAACTAGCCATCTTTCTTCTATAATATTTATAGTTAGTACTTCTTTTATTCAGTTTGGCATTCTTCTTACAGTATTTTTTCTTTAATACTTTTCTAACTAAAGTAAAGTTGTGATATATTTTATATCCAACAAAATCTATACTTCTACTTTCTACTGGGAATACCTGATAATTATTCTTTAACTATAGTTTTAAGTTATCTTTTAAATACTACTTTATATCTCTAAGTAATGTCTACAAAGACTCTTTATCTTTATAAAGTATTACTATATCATCTGCATATCTATAATAGTACTTTATGTTTTTATCTTCTTTAACCCAATGATCAAAGTAAGATAGATACAGATTAACAAAGAACTAAGATAAGTAATTACCAATAGGTACTCCATCTGATGAATCTATTATCTCATCTAGTAACTATAATAGTTCCCTATCTGATACTTTTATTCTAATTATCTATTTTAATATATCGTGATCTACTGAAGGATAAAACTTTCTAATATCTATTTTAAGACAGTATTTAGTATTCTTTCTATCTTTTAGATCATGCTATATCTACTTAAGAACTTTGTGAATTCCTCTTTTCTTGATACAACTATAAGTCTAAGGTATCATCTAATTAATCCACAAAGGTTCCATTATATTCATAATGGCGTGATGTACTATACGATCTGGAAAGTAAGGTAGTTTAAATATTATTCTTTCTTTAGGTTCATATAACTTAAAAGTAAAATATTCAGAAGTTTTATAAGTATGATTGATTAACATATCTTGTATCTACTTACAAAATCCTTCTATATCTTCATCTACTTTTTTTACATCATCTCTGTGAGTTTTATTCTTTCTAGCATTGTGGTGAGCTAGTTTTATATTTTCTAAATCTGTTATCTTCTAATATAAATTCTTAAATTTCTTCATAGTCTGAAATTACAAAGAGCTTTCGATATTTCACTACTAACCCTTAATAAATTATTTATATTTTTTACCAAGTGGTAAGGTCCTTCTCAGTAGTTGGCTATTATATGATAGACTGAAAATATTATGATACGCAATTTCATTGAACTGATATTAGCATTGGAATTACTAACCTCATTATTGGAATTAAGATTGAATAGACCTGCTTTGCTGCTATTGTCAGAATTACTACTTTTTTTACTTAAAACTAATAATGTATACTCGTTCTAATTCTAGAGAAGCAACCTGTGGGTATTACTTAACTATACCGTATTGCATAATTAAGTCATTACTCCGCCCACGGGAGATATGTTAATCGAGAACCGATATCAGCATAGGAATAACCAACCCCAGCACTGGAATGAAGAGCGAAGAGACCCGCCGGGCCGCCAAGGCCAGAATTACCACCGATTAACAAACAGTGTTCTGAAGTATCAGTATTATCCCAGTTATAATCACACCAGTATGTAGTTTCTGAACCATTAGTACAAGCTTCAGCGAAGAAATCACAAGTAGGAGTAGCTCTAATTTCGGTTTTATAACCAGTTACAACTGCTGCTGATGTTAAAGGTTTATAACTATTATTTTTGTTAGTGACAAATTGATCAGGTTTTATAGACTTATAATAAGTTCTCCAGCCGCCTTTGTATATACTAATTATATCATCCGTGTGTTTCCATATATGACCAAATGGATTTTCAATTCCTCTATATCTATTACATTTACGTGTAATAGTAGAAGTATTAGAACCAGATGAATCAGTCTATTGTATAGTTACTGTAACTTCACCAGAACCACTACCTAAACTATCAGAACTTCCAGTTGGAATAAACGACCAAGTTTGAGCTCCGTTGATAGTTACTGTTCCTGTAGCACAACCTGAACCTAATCCACCTTGTCTAAATCCCTCAGGAGTTAGTGCAGTATTAACAGCCTTTTGTGAATTTCTAGTAGCATATTCTACTAAGAACAAATGACATATAGCTCTATGTTCTTCATATGTATAAAGATTCCATTTAGCTTCTCCGTCAAACCCACTACCTCTAACAGCTTTTCTAAGAACCTCTCTGGTTCTACCTACCAAAGGTATCAAACCTTTAGCGCTACAAACTTTTCCACTAGAGGGAAAAGTTTCGCATAATTCATACGCACCAACGTATGCTTCTTTGTGGTGATACCATCCTGGTTTAGCGTGTGGACATATTTTTAGATTATGAGTTTTTGAGCTAGGAACGTACTCGTCAGTATACCAAAATTCTGGTATTCTAATCATTATATCAGTATCTAAACTAAATACTACTTCCCACTGGGTGTTAGATTCAGTACTATAAAAAGATTTACTAAAATTATCATCTATGGGCAGAATGTTTTCTGGTGACTAGTGGCGATAATTTGTAATAACAAATGGTTTCATCATACTCTATATAGGCAATGATCTATGCATATCCATATTACCAATACGAGTACAATCTGGATTAGATGATGTTTCTGACCATTGTATACCATACCAATCTGGAGCATCTAATGTTTTAATGTTACCTAATACAAAATTACTTGGTCTCTATGTAGTGGCTGGACTACTTAATATGTTCTTAGTATGAATAGAAGCCCATTTACATACTATATTAGTGTTTGTTCCCCACTATGCACTAGTTCTAATCCATATTTCTACTTCATTAGACGTAACAACGTATCCAGCTATAAATACAGCAACAGAAAGGATAGCCATACTACTTAAAATACGTAATTCTACATTTTCTACATATCTAGTAGAAGCAGTCAATATTCCATAATAAGTATATTTTTCACCAGAATCCGCTCCACCAACTATTTCAAATACTGCTTTTTTATCCTATGTTGTTTCCTAATCAACTAATGGTAACGTGCAAACTTTAATCCAATTTTCAGCGTTAGCCCAATTTACACTATTTATAGAATACTTAACAGATATACTATTACTATTAAATTCTGAAACTCCATAACCATCTACCATATCTGCATTCAGATTGGTACACAGAGTAGTAGAAGATACTTGTATAGGTGCAGTGCCAGTAGATACAGTAGATATCAATTTGCTACCACTAATAGTGGAACTGTTTGTTAAAGCTCCTGTCATAGTATCACCAGCTTTCTTTACATAAGTAGTAGTAGGATCTACACCTAATGCACTAGTTACATTATTCTTAGTTATACTGATAGTACCACCACCTGCTAGTGTTATATTACTACCTATCTTAACACCACCTAATGCACTAGCTGTAGCAGCAGGTAATACATACTTATTAGCTTCAGCTTCTATAGCAGCTAGTTTATTCTTTTCAGGAGTAGTATAATCATTAGTACTAAGACCTTTACCTCCAACTTTATCAACCTTAGTCTTTTCAAGAATTAATACCTAACCAGTTAAATCTTCTACATCTGTTCTTAAAGCTTCTTCTACACCAGTAGCTCTTTCTACTTCATTTGCTATAGCTGTAGCATTAGCAGACTCAGCGCCTTTAGCTCTAGTTATTTCACTAGCTAAATCACTCGTTAGTTTCTATTCTGCTGCTTCTGCTCTAGTCTATTCAGCTGTTACAGTAGTATCTGTATATGATTTAGCTTGTTTAATAGCATTAGCTATAGAACCAGTAGTAGATTCATTACCATTAATAATAGTAAGTTTATCTTCATTTACTTTTACTCTATTAGATAATGAAGATACATTGTTATTAATAGTAGTATCAGCTTGAGTTCTATCAAGTATCTCTTGAGCTAAATTATCAGCTACCTATTGAATACTTCCTTCAATAGCTGTAGTATCAAATGAACCTGATAAAGCATCCCAACCATCTTCAGTCCATACTACGTTAGTACCAGCATCATAATGCTTACCACCTAAATTAAACGCATTAGTAATATTATATACATCACCAACTACATTGTTGTCTTTAGGTAGAGCTTCAAATGTACTAGATCCTTTTACTTTATAAGCACCAGATAATTTAGCATCTACTTGTGCCTTAGTATAAGTGTCAGACTTATCTGCTTTTAATGCTAATGCAGCATTAGTTGCAGCAGTATGATCTGTAATCTTATTATCAAGTTCTTCTTCTTTAGCCTTAGCTCTATTAGTTTCTACTAAGATAGCTGCATTTCTATCACTAACTTCTGTAGCAATAGCTTCTTTTCTATCTTGTACTTCTTTGTTTATAGCATTAGTATGTTGAGTATCTATCTGAGTAGATCTATCAATTTCATTCTGTAAATTAGTACTAATAGTCTATTCAGCAGATTGAGCTCTATTCTTCTCAGTAGCTATATCATTGCCTAATTTAGTTTCAGCAGCACGAGCAGTAGCAGCTTCTTTATCTATATTACTTTGTAAAGTAGCTAGAGACTATTCTAATGAATCTGAATCAATAGCAATACTAATTACATTATCTTCACTAATACTAACATCTTTACCTGGTTTTAACTTATTAATCAAGTCATTATAATCACCAGATGTAGCTACTGGTTTAAAATCTGGTTTACCAGTAATATTATTCCATTGTACAGCTAGATCACCAGATGCACTAATTACATTAGTTTCTTGATCAATTTCAATGTTCAAACCTGCAATGAGTTTCTTCTAATACTTTGCACGTATATCAGCAAAGGTATCAATCATCTCAGTATGAAGTTCCTATAACTGATGTTGTTTAACAAAGTCTAAGAAGTCTTTAGATGTGACAATACCAGCTGATCCAGTAGATGCTATGGGTAAAGATATAGAATCATTACTTCCATCATACTTAAACATTACCATAGTAATGCCATTAGGATTTGAAGTATTAAACTGTATATCTTTTATTACGTCTTTTACCTCTTCATCATCTACTTTACTATCTACATCACTAATGTTTGCTTTATCATTAAGCAATTTGTTTACTTGTGTTTTAGTATAGTAGTTGCTAAGATCAGGTGTACCACCAGAGGCAGCCAGCCTTACCCATTCGGTTCCATTGAAATATTTAATGCTGCCACCGTAAGGATTATCAGATAAGTCAACCCAATAGTCTATTTCTTCCGGATTAGGTTGAACAGATGTTGCAAAAAATACTATCCTATTTGTTACCATATGTATTTGTTATATTAAGCTGCTGGAGTTTCTAATGCAGCAACTCTTGTAGTTAATGCGTCAATTAAATCTTTTAAAGCTTTACCTTGTGCAGCAGCTAAAGCTTCTGTAGTACTAGTACTTGTTAAAGTATTATTTATAGTCACTTTAGTATCTGCTGTAGGAGGTGTGTATCCTAATGCACTAGTCACATTAGCTTTACTAAGACTAATTGTACCATTACTATAAGAAATATTTGCTCCTACCTTTACTCCACCAATAATTTCAGCTGTAGCTGTTGGTAAAACATATTTATTTGCTTGTGCAGCAATACCATCCAGTTTAGTTTTATATGCATCAGTAAAGTCATTACTAGATAGTTCTTTTCCTTCTACCTTATCTACTTTACCTGATTCAAGTGCCTCAATTCTAGCACTCTGATCATTATCTGTATCATCGTTTAAAGGTAACCATTTACTACCTCCGGCGTAATACTTAATTACATTACCTTTTGGATCTGCTGTTAAGTCAACCCAGTAATCAAATTCTTTAGGATTTGGAGCTATATAGCTTCTTGTTATTCTTGTCATATACGTATATTTTAATTGTTAATTCTAATGTATTACAAATTGTAATAACTTATGAGTACCTGTAGAGTCACTTATATTAAGAGATATACGTGCCTGTCTAGTACTATCTGTGTCATTAGGATCTAATGTAATATCTATTCTATCCTATTTGACATTTATATGTACATACTGTGCAGAACTAAATCCTTGAATATTGTACATATTACTATGAACATCTAGTGATACTGTTTCACCAGATTTAATAAATCTATGTGGAGTAAGATTCCAAGCATCAATTACTTCTGGAATAATATTCCTAGCTCTATTGTCCACATATAATATATTATATAATATTGTTTCTTTTTCCATAACGTATTTTAAAGCGTTTTAAGCCACTTTCTTTAATAAATGAACAACTTATCCATTAAACTCTACAAGCTTCTTAGAAGAGCCCTTAGGCTGATATACGTCAATGTGTGACCATCCATCAGTGTTAGCTTCTAATCTAATAGGATATTCAAATAAATCAGCATTCTATCTTACTATATCATTTACTGTTTTACTATCTAAATCCTTTACATTAAAGTCAATAGCTTTACCTAAACAGTTTCCAATAAACACTACTTTTCCGTTTCTTCTTGTTATTAATGTGGTATTATCATTGTTTACGCACCATACAGTACCCTTATATTTGCGTTTAAAATAACTTTTCTCTGAAACTTTAGAAGAATCTTTATTCTGGGTTATAAAAATAGTATAAAAATCTTTTACTATATACTCTTTATCTCTTAAAACATTTTTTATATTCTTTTCGTGTTTCTTTACGCACCGCATACCACATAGAATTGACATAATCTATAACATGTCGATATTATACTCATCTATAGAATAGATAGATATATTTGTGTTATTATTACGTTCATCCAAGTGCCCGTCAAATTTTGCATATGTTATAATTAACTGTTTCATTATATCAGGGGATAGAGAAAGAAACCACATTGGTATTTTTTTATTTTTCCCAATTATTTGACTTACTTGTGCACCAACTGTTGAATTAACATAATAATTATATACTCCAGTACAACCATGTCTTTCATGTGAAATAGAATATTTCTTTACGTATTTCCAGTTTAATTTTGCAAGTATGTCTTCTAGTTCATTTTTGTCTCTTTCTTTTTTTAAATTAAACTTTAACTCATAGTTCCCCTATTTATTTACTCTTCCAAGATAACCATCGGAAATTACAGCCATGCACATACGTAGTAAATTTATATCATAAGTGTTAGTATTATCTTTTATACCAGCCGTTTTAAAAAACATTCTTCTACCGTGTACATCTTTTGCTAATTCTATGTGATATTTTTCGCTTTTATTGCTACGCAAATGCTACAAGTAAGTATTCCATTTTTCACTTATCTATCTATTGGTAACTCTTTTATACTTATTCGCAACACCCTTTACTAGCATTCTATGTTTATCTGTAACTGCGTATGATATGTGTTTATTTTCCGCACAATACAGTTCACCATCATAATCATATTTAATTATATCTCTTATTGGTTTGATTTCAATATTTTCAGTTTCAATATTCATCGAATATACTAAATCTGTTGGCTATATTGTCTTATACGTTCTCCAACCATTATTAGTAAGTACTTCGGTTTGATCATCAAAACAGTGTGCAGATAAGTAAATGCTATTTTTATTCTTTACTAATTGACACATATTACAACGCAATCCTCTCTATGAGAATTGCCCACCTGCTTTCCAAGTATTAATAGTAATAGGTTTATTGAATATCTTAGTACGTAGTATATACAAAGTACTAAGTAATTCAGTACTTATAAACTACCATGAAGTTTCACCAAACTTAGAGTAGCAATGAGGACACACTAATTCCTATATTTTAAAATAAGGTTTTAATTTATCTATTAATTCATTTCTGTCCATACTTCGCTATTTAAAATTTCACTTAACTCATTGCTGTCGTAAAGATAGGAAGAAATCTCTTCCTCTCCCAATACAGGTGCGACAAAATCTTCGTGCAACAGGATCATTGTTCCGTCAACACTTCTTCTTGCGTGGATGGGCGGAACAATTCCATGTTCCATACACCATTCTATTGTTACTATAACGTATCTCATTTTGTTATCAAATTTTCAAGTACATAATCAATCAAATCCTGCTCGGTGAATCCGTCATTCTGTTTGGTGGGAACTGAATCGAAACCGATGGAGTTGTAGAAAGCTGAACTAATCCATCCGCTATTATGGTCAGTATTGCTAAAGAATACAGGAGTTTTAGTTTTATCACCTGTCACATCATTATTTACTATGGTGATTATTTGCTTTTTGTTTAACAAAGCGGAAACTATTGTAGATTCATTCAGTGTTCCATCAATATAGGTCTTGCCGTTTGAGTTCCTACTATTATAAGCAATACTACCTTTGTCATTGAATACGGCAAACAGCTAAGGTTCAGTAGTATTCAGTCTTTGGTCATAGATAAACTTTCCATCAATGAACGGATTGATAGTTACAAACAACACCTTAACGCCCTGCTGCAAGTTCTCCACAACACCGTAATCATCCACTCCATCTGTCACTAGGGCGTTGGGATATTTAGGCAGGAACTCTATTGTTACGTCCATATCTCCTATATCCCCTGTAACTCCTATGGCATTGTATAATAATGTAGTTCCTTCGGGATAAGTCAATGTAACTTCATGCTCTCCGTTGTCAAAAGTATAAAATCCGCCATTTCTGTTTACCAAACTAACTTGTCTGCCATCAGAAAGACCTGTAACCTTAAACTTATGCGTTGGGTTAGAGTTTGCCGGAACTATGTTTACCATGTTATCCGTAGTGGATAGTTTTTTAGTAATATGAATAATTCTGTTATCTGTAACAGTAACATTTGCTCTATCGGGTAGAATATTGGTACTAGAAATATCGTACCCACCCACACCGCTCATTGCCGCGAACAGGAAATTGTTAAGTTTCAGAGGCCTGTTGTTTCCGCTATGGTCTTGCAGGTATGGATTGGTTTTTAGTATCTCGTTGGTAGCACCTTGTTTTTGTACATCGTACCAGAACACCATGTGTTCTTTCACCCAATCAGCTATATTAGGTTTATGATTGACGGTTCTATCAATTTCTCTTTCATCTACGATTACTCCTCTATCATCAACATCATATTCTAATACTTTATTGCCTAATATATGGTGCATTGTTATTATTTTCATTTCTTTCTCTATTTCTATACATATTATCTACTAATAAATCAGCTATAACATTTATACCTAACTATTTGCTATCACTGATTAATTGTTCCTACATTACTACTAGGAGCATCTAATAGATGCCCTCTAGTAGTTCTCTGTCACTCAACTGTTTGATCTGATTGTGTAATTGACTATTCATTTTTAATATTACTTAAAGCATCTATAAAGAAAGGAGTACCATATTGATTAGCATACTTAGTAATTAAATCTACTTCTAATTCACTATAGTCTTCTTCTCCAGTAGAATTATATATTTTTAATGCTAACGAGTGACCTGCTATTCCAGCTGATGTTTTGTATAAACCTTCAGCTAAATCTTTAGCTACATCAATATACTGTTCAATAGTTTTATTTATATCAACGTATACTTTGAGTTGTTTAAAATTTATTTTCATAGTTTCTTTATTTAATTTTTTATTAACCAACGTAATATTCCTACCAAGTGTTATAAGCAACACGTATAAATATTCTAGCATCATCATTATATGTAGTAGAACTAGTACCAGCTGATTGATATGCACCAGTGGATGATATCCATGCACATGAATCTCGTCTAATAGTATATGTATATCCATTAGATACACTCATAAATACCATTGTTCCTACTTTACCTTGGTTTAAAACCATAGTATACCCAGATGAAGTTACATTACATACACATGAAAATGTTACACCATTAATTAATGTTGAAATATTCAAAACTGGTAAGTTCCAACCATAGAAAGCACCGTTGTCTACAAAGATTGCGGCATCAGATACTGATGCCGCAGATATGTACAACGGCACAGTAACAGTATTTCTACCAGAAACATAGTAACCATCTATAGCTATAGCTGCTAATGCACTAATACTACTATAGCTACTATTATATACAGATACTACTTTTGAACCAAATGTTGCACGGATTAAGTCATTAGAACTAGTAGCGGATAATATAGAGAAACCAGAACCTGTAATATTAGTAGTAGTAGTAACATAATATGCCTAACTTGGAGTACCTAAACTGCTATTAATAGTACTGCTCATTTTTAATGTACCACTATTAATAGTGAGATTTGTAGTAGTACAGTTAGTGAATACACCATTAGTGAACGTACCAGATGTAGCAGTAACTGTACCTGTAAATGAACCAGATGTAGCAGTGATATTACCAGTGATAGTTGCATTTGTACATGTAAGTTTACCAGTACTACTATTCATAGATAGTTTACCATTGCTAGAAGTAAATACATTATTACTGAAACTAAATTCACCAAGTTTAGCATTATTAGCTAATAAGTTGTTTACAGTTAAAGTATTGTTTTTACTTGCCTATTGCCAATATGAACTACTTGAGGATGGAGTTTGATTAGTATTAGTAGACTTAGCCAAATATGTATTACCAGCATACTGAACATAATCTACAACTGTCATATTTTGGTAATTCTCATACTTAGTATACTCACTACTATTCATTGCTGTAGTTGCAGCTGCTTTATAATAAGTAACTCCAGTTTTCCAATAACCGCAATCACGCATAATAGTATAACTACTATCAGCATCAGATCCATTCGTACCATCATATACAACTGGAGCCTCATAACTGATTACAGTCCACTAACTATCAGGTGAAGGAGTAGTATCTGTACAGAAACCAAACCAGAATTTAGTAGCATATGTATCTGAAGCCCAGCTTGCAGTATAAGAGGATTGATTAGAACTAGAAGAAGATACTTTATTCCAGCTACTACCACTATAACGATATACAGCAAAATAACCATAAGCCTAAGATGTTACACCACTGCTATTAGTTTTAATAGCTCTAAGAGTACAACTAGTAGTTTGCAAATACCCTAAACTTGATCTAATAGATGCTGGAGCACCGCTCATAGTAATACTATATCCATCTGCTCCATCAGATCCATCTGATCCATCTTGTCCCGGATCTCCTTGATCTCCTTTATCTCCCCACTTAGACCACAATGCGCCAGTCTTCCAAGCCTACCATTTACTATTTTCCTTCTTTCTAGTCCATACATATTCATATTTAATAGCATCTGTAGGACCAGTTGGACTATCAGTCCATCCGTCTGGTACGTAATCGTCTTGTTGATATTCACTAGAGTCCACATTAGCTGGCGGATAATACTAACCACCTGGAGCCAAACTACTACCACCAACATAGTTAGAAAATCTCCTATAGATGTACTCGTATCCATCACCATCTTTACCTCTTTCTGAGTATCTAGACCATATACCAGGAGTTGACCAATTGCCCCATTTCTAAGTAGACTTATCTAGGTATCTTTGAGATACCCATTCATACATTAATGATGCGGTAACACCAGAAGGATGATTTGTCCAACCAGAAGGTATATGACCAGCTTGATTTACACTAGCAGGAGTAGAAGGTTGAGATCCATCTGCATTCCTAGTATAAATAAATTCAATACTATTACCATCTTTACCATCCTCACCATCAGCACCAGTAAGACGTATAAGATTAGACCATGCCGTTAAAGTACCATCTGGATTAGCAAATCGTTGAATCTACCATACGTACTCACCATCTCCTGGTACTAACTCACTATTAGTAGACCAACCTGAAGCAGCTGCATCTGTAGGAATAGATGGTTTAGTAGCAGATATCTTCCATCTATATTGATAATGACCACCTGATAAACCTTGTTCACCCCAATTAGACCATAGTGCTGGTGTACTAAAGTTAGACCATACTCCATCAGTACGTACACGTTTACAAGTCCACTCTGCCTTATAATCCTCATTTACTCCTTTTGGATCATCGGACCAATTATAGTCTTTAGAACCACCATTAGATATAGTGGGAATATAATCATTCTATTGAATAGACGAAGGAGTTTGAGGTACTCTATCAACATCAGCGGTACGAGTAAATATATATTCATATCCGTCACCATCCATACCTTTTTCACCCCACTTAGACCACAAAACTGGTTCTGAGAATTCTCCCCAAACACCTTCCCCAATTTTAGCAGCTTTCTTTTCTCGTTGTGATACCCATTCATACATCATATCTTTAGATACTCCTTGAGGACTATCTGACCAACCAAATGGTATATAATCATCTTGCTGAGATGTATCTGGTTTATCAGGAGCATCACTTGCACTGGTTACTTTGTAAATGAATTCTAACTTAGTTCCATCAGAACCATCTTCACCAGTTTCACCAGTAAGTCTAATAGGATCTGTCCAACCAGATAATGATTTATCTGCATATACAGTAGCTTGAATCATCCAAGTAAATACTTCCTTACTTTCTCTAGTAGGTGGATACATGTACCAAGTATAGTTATCATCAGCAGGTGGTATCTAAGAACTAGTAGGTTTAGGTGGTTTTATACTAGAGTTAGTATAACAGAACACTGTATACTGACCATCTTTACCAGCTACAGAAGCACCACGGAATCTATTAGGATCTCCCCACTATACATCGGGATCATCTACTTTACGGGCACTTTTAGTAGACATCCAAATAGCAGATGCAGTATAATTTCTATGCCATCCATAGGAAGTACCATCACCAACAGGTCTATCTGGTGTAGCATCGTTATCATTATAAGTTACCCATAGACTATTACCTTCTAGCTAGTATGATAGATTAAATTCTTTATTAAATATAGCAATACCTTCACAATGAACATATACTAGAAGTTTCATGTCGTGAATATTGGTAATTTTGGTAATAGTAAACTTACCGTTATCCACTCTACATTCAATGCCATTAGATTCCCAAGTACAGAAGAATGTATCTCTATCTACAGTAGTATTATACGTTAAAGGAGTTTTACCTCTCCACGCTTGTACTTCAAATGTAAACTGATCTCTTTGTTGATAATCTGTTATAATATTAAATTCATTATCAACAATTATACTACCTTCAGTTCTAGTAAGAGATACAGAATAAGCATCCTAACCATGCAAATCTTCTACCTATTCAGGAGTAAACTGTACATATGCGTCTGTAAGATAAATATTACTAATGTAAGCACCATTACCAGCAAGATTACCATCATTAGGCGCTCCAGGTATATTTAAACCATCTAGTAAACCAAATTGTGATGCAATATTCTTTGCTGGATTAATATGCCAAGTGTTTACTTTCTTCAAGTATCTTTTATACTGTCTAGTAGAGTAAGCACTATCTTGTCTAGTTTCATCAGTAAAGTTACCATAAACAGCAAATTTCATTGACTTACAAGGATGTTGTGTAGTACCTTGTTTCAATGAATATCTAAACTACTTACCTCTAGCATCTAATACTTCGATAGGTGTAAAGTAAGATGTAGTAAAACCCTATACTTTATCAAAGCCACAATCGTCAGTACCAGTTTCAGTATTATTAACTCCATCAAAATTATGGAATATACCTCTACATATATCATTTACATGTATACCACTATATTCACCTTCTTCTAATTTCAATGTAACTATTTGATTAACTAAGTCTACATCTTCAATAGTACCAAATGCTATTGAATTCCATAGTTCACCACTTACTACATCTATCTTATTAAATCTTAATTCTGGTACTTCTAAAAACTCTCTAAGGATAAGACTAGTCATTTCTCCTCTACCATCCTTATCTATTTGAGCACCTGTACCACCAATCATACCAGTAACAAAAGTACCTATCTGAACTCCTTGATTTAGATAAGTCATCTTATTACTTCTTAAACCTCCATTGAAAGTAATTATACCAGCAGCTGTGTCATCGTACAATTTACTTAAGAATAACTTACTACCTTCAGATTTAATCATAGCTTTTACTACAGCAGTATCTACTACACCGCCTCCTTCTCCACCACCAATACCTAACGCTGATGGTTGTATATTATGCCATGTACCATCACTAGCATACTACAGTAAGTCACCTTCTGTAATATAAGTAATAGTAACATCTTTAAGAGTAGCTAGATGGTTAATTCTTTCAACTAAGGTATCAAGCTCACCAACACTAGTATCTAAGGTATTGATATTACCCTAAAGTGTCCTTACTAGTCCAGTGAGTTCATTTAATTCGTCTTTAGTTGCATACTATGCCATTATTTCAATAGTTTATCTATTACTACTAATAATTTCATTCTCTGTTCCTCATCTATATTAAACGTATCTCCTTGAATTAGTATATCATATACGTAATTAACACACACATAGTTTAATATCTGAGTTCTATCATAAGCAATATCGTATTTTACTTTATTGCTTATTGTTTTACCTATTTTATAGTTATTTTCTATCATAGTGTACAACAACCATTACTACAACTCCTACAAACTCTACAATTTGTTATCCTATTATACGTACAACAAGTATGTTCTAATGGAATTTCTAAGAGTCTACATAAATCAACATAATAATCTATAGCATCTTCAGTTAACTAATTAGCTAGAGCATATTCAAGTAATTGTGATTTAAAATCACACATTAATATTTTTTCTTTCTAATGTTTGTCCAGACATGTATTACAAAATGTTACTAACATGTTTACTTTTCTATAATACAGGTTTTTCTAGTCTATTGCAATTGAAACTGCATTATTACTCCCAACAACATTAACTATAAAGGATGTAGAATCATATTCTGTAATGTCTATAGTAATAGTGTTATCGGAAATATTGGGAGAATTAATGACATGATTATGATCTTCATCATTTTCACTATACATATTTTTCTTATTAAGAACGTTGTCTAAATAAACTTTAGTGACCGAACTAGCGCTATCTAAAGTGATTGTTAGAATATTATTTTCAATCTTTGTATTAATTATTTTCATATCAATCATATCAATAAAATTAAAAAAGGCGAAGCCGAGGATAAACCTCAACCTCGCCTGGGTTTAAATAAAGAAACCGTGTATTATCCAGCACTAGTATCAACACCAGTGATAAATGCTTTAAGATTCTTAACAAACTGAGATGCACTCAAGTTAGCTGCTTCTTCAACATACAATTCAGTAGTCAACGGAGTAGTTTTAATGTACTGATTATCTGGTGATAAATACAAATTATCATTTTCAATAGTAATGTAATCGTAGGATGCACCTTCAGTAACATTACGTTTAGGTTCAATGATAGGATATGCATCTGTGAATACATGACCCTTATAACCCAACATACGTACTTCCATATCACGTACCTGTTTCCAGTAACCTTTACCAGGTTTACCAGCAGTCTTAGTAATAGTTGCACCAGGTACTGCTTCAGGAACATTAGACAACAATGCACCAGGAATAGTAACATACAGAGAAGCTTCCATAGAAACTACAGAATACTCATTCAAAGAGTAAACTCCTTCATTATCATCTTTAGGAAGAGCTGTAAGTGTCAATTTATGACTTGCAAATGTAGCATTTACTCTACGATTTGCATGTTTGTTAATCTTCTTCAACAATGCGTTACCTAAATCATCAGCAGTTTCAGTTGTAGCAATTGCTTCATAGGTATGAGTGAATTGTCCCGGAGCTTCATACATGTCTTTGTAAACAATACGCAAAACATATCTGTGACCGATAACAACAGTAGCACTAGTTAAATCAATTTCGATTTTTTCTTCTACAGGTGCAACATAATCACCAATTACATAAGAAGGTTTAGAAGCTTTCTGAATGGCATTAGAGTACTCTACAGAACGCTTAGTAGCATTAGTACCATTAGGCAAAGCAATAGTCATATTCTCACCAGCTACACCAATATATACTGTAGATGCATTTACTGCACTAGCTTCATTTTTAATTAAGTTCTTATTTTCATCAAATAAAGCTACAGCACCTTGAGCAAGACTATCTACTGTAGTATAAGATGCTGGACATGTTTTACCGATAAGTACGGTATCAACTCTTGTAATCATATATAAAAATAATTAATTGTTAGACTTAGCGCTAGTCTGCTTGTCTTCTACTTTCCTTATTGCAGATTTCCACGTTGACAAGCGCATTAATTTTTTATTATTCCATTGAAGCAATTTCATTGGAATAAGCATTATAATGCTACATTGGTTTAGTAGCAAGATAAATCTAAATTGCCATTTTCACAATCTCCATATGTGTATGTTCTGGCAAATCTGTATATTCTGTATTAGTAATATTACTTGGATTAATATCAGATGGTTTAGCTAAATATGTAATTTCATATTCACTTACTTTGTATTGACCATCTGTGTATAATATTACATTATTATTTTGAACTAACTTTAAAGGTCTAGCTTGACAATATTTTAGTTTATGTTCAGATAATGAATTACTTAACTGCCTATCTATTGTTTCAATTGTAGATTCTAATGTATCTGTATACTTAACTATATATGCACCTAGATTATCTTTTTCCCAACATTCATTAGGGTATTCATCACTTGGTTGTATACCAGCTGTATCACCAAGTAATAGTACATAATCATCTGGTAATTCAACAGAGTATGAATTTTTAGTTCCTTTGGATATCTAAGTATTTGAATAGTTTCTTTTACGAATTAAAGTACGCAAATCATCTATACGTTTTTCTGTCTACTCAAATCCTTGAGCTTTAAAGTTAATACCTGAGTATCTTGTTTTATAAAATTTATCAATTGCCTCATTAATGAATGATATAATAGTGTCTGAGGATAGCTTATCCTTAATAACTAAGTTAGGATTCATTAACTATAGCCTACGTTCAAACTCGATTTGAAATCCACGGTCTGTCATAATCATTCATCTATTTGGTTCAACTGTGATTTAGTCTATATTCTCTTAGACTCAATGTCTTCTAATGCTAGTTCTACAGCTCTATTAATTACTTCAAACTGCATATACTCTGGTATTTCACTCATACCATCTGCTGGTAGATTTTCTATCTTAGTAGGAAACTTAACATAAGTAATATCTACATAATAGTTATTACTACTCATAGCTAAGTAATCGTAGTAAATATATAAGGTATTATCTTCTATTACAGCTACTGGTTCTTCTATCCAAGGATTGTTATTATAAGTTTTCTTGAATTTAGTAGCATCTACATGATCTATTAATTTTATAGTAGCTTTCTTATTATTAAAGTTTAATACTGCATCTACAAAGAACATTCTATCTCCATTAAATAGATTAGTAACATAACATCTGTTAGAATCTGTTTCAGTATTAGCAATAACATTTGTATCTGTGTGTACTAATTTTTCTAAGTCATGGATACGCTTTACTGATCCTTCAAAACTAGTTTTTAAATAATTGTTACCAGTAAATTTATTACTTATTTCCTGGTATAAACCTTGATCTAACCAGTAATCTATTTCTTCTGGTAAGAAAGCAGGACAACCCCCAAAGGCTACGCTTTGAGAGTTCTTGTCCATTGCTACTTTAAAATATGAGTGAAATTGTTCTCTAGTCATTATTTAGATTTTATTTCAGACATAATACTTAAGTAAATGTCTTGATTTTTTTTGTCTTTTAAATAAGCAATTACATCTTCGAGACCATTACCAATAACGTCAGTACCAAAATAATATGTGGCACGGTTCTTGCGAATAATATTTTTACTTAAAGCTTCTTCAATTACAAAGTTAATTTCTTTATTAGGATTGTCTACCCAAATTCTAATAAATCTTGCTGGATCAGCTTCTACGTTTTCACCAAGTCTAGCTTCAACCAATTCATTAGACATAGTGTCAGCTTTAACTCCAAACAGTCTAAGACATTTGCGCATATCTTCAAGACTCATCTTATCCAGTGCTCTATAAGCATCACGTTTAACTTTGTTAGCTTTATTAATTTGTTCTGCTTCAGCTTCTTTATTTATAAGTACATAATCAGTAGATGGAGTTACTTTATCAATGCCATTTGCTACTCTCTTATGTCCTAATAGGAATAAATATTGCAATTCTCCTTCAGGTCTATCGGTATTAATTACTAATTCTTTCTTACCAATCTTAATTGCAAACGTATCCCAAAATGTGCTATCTGGATCTAATTCTCCTTCAGCTTTACCCATTTTCTGTTCTAGTTCTCTAGCTTTATCTTGAGTTAGACCTGTGTAACGGCTACCAGATCTTGTCCAATATGAACTCAAGTAATCAAAGCAGTTGGACCATTTTACTAATCCAGTCCACGGGTTCTATTTAGTTATTCTAACGATTACTTCCATAATTATAAAATTAGAGTGTTCAAGTTATTCTTTGTATTTCCAAATGTATTTTAGGTTACTAATAGAATGAGCTGTACCAATATTAGATTCTCCACTTAACTGTCTCTGAATAGTACGTCTATCACATCCTGTAGCTCTACTTGCTCCAATAATACTAGGATATTCACCTATTAATTCTCCAGTATTTATATCATATTGACACACGGCTTTAGCTATTTTCATTCCGTTTTCTCTGACAATATCTAACATTCTGCCTTCTAGTTTTGAACCTATAAGCTGTGATATTCTAGCCTTACGGCATTTATCTGATATAACATGTCCACCTTTATCTACATTGTATCCAATATTAGGATCTGTAGAATTTAATGTAGCTATCCAGTACATTTCACGTTGATCTATTTTATATCTAGTATCATCTAACTCTTCAATAGCTTCTATTATAAAGCAAGTTATACCATTTTCACGCATAGCTTGATATAATTTGCATCCTATATCATTTGGTCTTTTACTGTTAAAAGCGTGATTCACGTGGTCAGAAAAACGTTTAGTTAAGGTCTGTTTAGTCTGACCTACGTAAATCATGTTATTTTTTGTGTTTGTAATTTTATAAATTGTGGCTTTCATATTCTATTTTACTTAAATGTTATATACATATAACGTAAAGTATTTAAAAAGGTTGCCACAAGCTGTAAAATTTTTAAAATTACTCTGCCATCATAATGAGCTCGCCACATGCGCGGGGATCTTTCAACATCAATCCAACTTCACCTAAGAAGTGTACTGAATAACCATCCTTAGCATTTGAACGAACTTCTGTATTAGAATGAGCATAACCAGCAGGAGTTACAGAACCAGCTGTACACCAGTTAACGAATTCACGATCTTTGCGAACCACTTTAACGATGTTAGCTTCACCGTCACGACGACCTAAATCCAAGAATGTCATACGGTAAGATTCCAACGGTTTCAAAGTAACCGGATGTAATTGACGATTATAAGTAGTATTATCATATAATGGGAAATACTTCAAAGTCAATTCGATACCATTAGACATTGCATAAGTCTTAAACTGACCACCGAATTTCAAGTTGTCACCAGAACCAGTTACGAATACTGTGTCGATCAAGTTCATGTTGGCCATCTTTTCTTTAAGTACACGGTCAAATTCACGCATACCCATTTCACCTGTCAATGCAACGAATTTACGTTCATTAGTACCAAGTACATTATAAGACAGATCAAACAAGAAATCTTCCAACAGTTCTGCTGTTAAACGAGTATAATAACGTCTATTAGATGGAGCAATCTGTTCCAACAAACCAGCACCAATAAATGCAGGACGACCGTTCTTACCTTTCAGGTTACAAGAACCATCTTTATTTACATTATTCTGATTGTATACCAAAGCTCTTTCAAGACGTTTGTACCATTCGCGCATTGCAACCCATTCCTGGAATGTAGACCACAAGTAAGAAGTTTTACCAGTCTTAGGATCTTTCAAAGCTATTGCCATAACTGTAGAGAAAGCAGAACCTGTAATATCATAAGACAAACGTACTGTAGTCAAATAATTACGCATTTTGAAATGAGTGTTGTAGTTCAGGATATCAGCCTCTTCACTGTATTCTTCATAAGCAGAAGCCAAACGGTTTACTTGGCAACCAGAAGATAAAACAGCAGGATCAATATAAGAAGCAGGGCTACCGTTAGATACAAATACTGTATAAACATACAGATTACCATCTTGATACGGAGCATCCTGAATACGTGCTTGACTCTTGTCATCAAATTCGATAGTAGCACCAGGACCAAACCATGCATCTTCCAACCACAAAGTAATAGGAGTATTGCCCAAACCCGGAGTAGAATTTTCACTAATTGCAGCGCCATTCCATTTAGCGTCACGAATTGTAACAGCTCTATCTTGGTCAATCATAACACCCCATTCAAATGAAGGCTGATCAATAGTCATTACATTTCCAAGACCACCTGTCAACATATCAAGAGAAGTACTGTAACCATTATCTTTAGTACCAAATACGTATGACAGGATAGTAGATACCTCATAAGGTCTTTGCTGAGAAGCGAGACTAATCTTATTAGTGTCGATCAAATCAGAAAACTATTTACCTTTGTATAATTGGAGGTTATTAAGAATATTATTATCCATAAAATACTAGTAATTTAATTTTTTTATTTATATAATTAATTATTATGATATACGCAGTTGTCGTGCAGCTGAGAACCAAATTGGATCATCATCAGAACCCGTAGCTTGTTTTCTAGATTTAGTAGTAATACTACTAGATTTTAAACTTCGTCTAAACTTATCAATAGCTGAATTATTTCCTTCACGTTTAGCAGCCTCAATAAGCTTATCAGCATTCATTGTAAAGTATGCTGATTCTATGAGATTCTTAACACCACCCTTAGCATAGTCCTTTTGGTACTTTGTTTTACCGTCTGTGTCTGGCTTAAGTATATAATCCATTAAAACCTTTTTATCTTTTTCAGGGACTGTAATACCACGTATATTCTTTAAGCCTTTTATTTCGCTAACAACGTTATCATAGAATTGCTGTTGTCTCTGTAACTATTCACGATAAGCCTTTTTCTGATCCTCTAATAGCTGTTTCTTCCTTTCCTCTTTAATCTCTTTCAGATCTTCTAAAGCGTCTTGCGCTTCATCTTCAAGTAATCCAGCTTCTTCGTATCTACTTACTAACTTATCAATCTTCTTAGTAGAGAACCCTTTTTCTTTAAGTAACTGTTTTACTACTAATTTCTGATTAGTTTCATCTTCAATGTCAATATCATCTAAATCTAATTCAGCATCAATAGTTAAATACTTCTTTAAATCTCCACCTTGTTTTACGAAATTATCTAGTGCTTCAACTTCTTCACTAGAGTATTCAGGCTTACTATTTTCTTCAATGACATTTTGGAAGTAATTAATTAACTCATCAACACTTTTGGGTTTATCTTCATCTTCTTCAAATTCCCAATTAAGTTTTTCAGCCATAGCATCAAAGAAGTTAGTAACAACATTTTCTTCATTGTTATCTTCAATCTCTTCTTCCTCTTCTGCTTCTTCCTCAATGGTTTCTTCTTTACGAGGTCTACCAGGCTTACGTTTTGGTTTATCTTCAATATCTCCTTCTTCGATTTCTTCTTCCTCAGTACCTTCCTCTACTGGATTTTCTTTCTTATTCTTTACTTCGATATTGTTCTTTTTAATATCTTCCAATTCTTCATCGTCTAGTGATTCAAATTCATCAGCATCAACATTAACATTTTCATCAATATTTGAATTTCTAAAACCACCATCTGGATTAGGGATAAAGCTATCTAATACAGCTTCAAATCCACCTAATGTCATTTTTTTATCCATAATTAAAATATTTAATTAGATTTATTTTTTCTTCTTTTTACCTTTATTCCATTTAGCAGCATTCTAAGCGAATATTGCTCTCTTTCTTGTCACAGGATTCTTACTATGAGTTAGTTCTTCAGTTGTCTTTCCTGTCTTCTTTTTAGTTGCATTGAACTTACCTCTATTTTCTGGCTTTATCTTTATCTTCTTCATAATTCTAAAATTGTTTATTTACTATTGGATAAGTACCAAGTAAAGGTATTTTATTAAACCATTTTGTATACTATCCTGGTGTAGCAAATTGAAGATAAGCAGCTTCAATAGATCTCATATCTTTAGGTAATGATCTTATAGCTTTCTTAATCTATCTAGAAGTTACCTTATCTCCTATATTATTAATCATACCATTCTTAAACATATACTCTCTAAGAGTATTCATATAAGATTTCTATTCTGTACCTTTACTATAATAATCAGTTTTATCTGGAAATAATGGATTCTTCTATTTTGATAAGTCTCTTTTTAACTCTGCAAACATAGAGTTGCTATAATCGGGATTTGAACTTTTAGCTAAATTAAAATCTACATAGTGTCCTAATTCATGTCTAGTAGTAGGGTAGTCTATCTCTGTAAGATTTCTATTTATCTAATACTCAAAATCATCGTATCCTGCTGGTTGTCTTCTAGTAATATACCTATTTACAGCTGCGTCTTTAGCCTACATTTTAGCCTTAGCATCTAACTGTTTTATAACAGGATTAGGTAAATTCCAATAATTAGTATTATACTAATTAATTATATCTTCATATACTTTAGCGTAATTATCACCGTATGTATTCTAAATCTATCTAGCTCTTTCCATATAAGCTGGATTAGAATATAGATCTTCAATTATTCTATTTCTAGATTCTATAGCATCATCATATTTAGAAGAGTATTTAGTTAATCCTCTAGCTACATTAGATACTGCATTACCTGCTAGTTTAAATACTGGATTAAGTAAAGCTCCTTCTACATATAGACTACCTAATGGATCTGAATTTGAAACGTAGCCTGCACCTGGGTTATATCCATATGTAGGATTATATGGATCTCCTTTAGGGTCAAAGTTAGTAATAGGTCTTTCACTAGTACTCTATGGTGGATCTTCATCTATAGTACCACCATCTGCATACTTCTTCCAATCCCAGTACTTCAGCTAGGAATTATTCTCCCTAGCCTACTTATACTGTTGCATTCTCTATCTAAATGCTTCACGTTCCATAATTATTTACTTTTCTTTCCACTTTTAGATGACTTTTTGCCACCTTTCTTTCCACCGCATGCCATAATTATAAATTTTTAATATAGTTAAACCAATTTTTCTTATTCTCTCTATAGGTCTTTTTACGATTTTTTATTTTATACTTATTAGTATTAATTTCGTAATCAGATTTATCTTCATTTGCGTATGCTTCCATTTCGTAAGGTATTGTATAGTATGCCGATGATGCTGGATAAGTAATAGGATTGCCTTTGATCCACTCCCATACATAATCAGCGTAATACTTTAACCAACTACCCTTATTCTCAGCCTACTGTAAATGTATATTTTCGTGATTCCAAGTAGTAGTTTTAATATCAGATTCTTTCTTTTTAGTCAAAATATATCCACACCAACTCATTGCAGAGTATCCACTAAAAGGATAATGATCCATATGTTTATACTATACTTTATCTTTATTCTTAGTAGTAGTAAATAATTGTTTTACTAACCACCACGTTTCTTTAAACCAGTTCATAGTTATTTAGATTTAGATTCGCCTACTACTTTATTTCTCAAAGCTGTCTTTGCCTTTAGCTTCTCTCTATCCATAGCAGCTTTATCAGACATACGTTGCAACTCAGTTTCATGCTTCATTCTATCTTTTTCAAGCTGTATCTTCTTATTTTCAGCTTCTCTCTTCTGTTCTATTTCTCTACGCTTATTGTTAAGTTCTAATTGTTTAGTAGCAATATCAGAATTTATCTTCTGCTATTCTAGAGCTTGCTTTCCTATTTCAATTGGATCAGGAATTCCATTCATATCTTGATCCATATTCTCAGCACCACGATAAGAATTAATTTGTGCTACAGTAATTTTAGTAGCATTATCTTGTTCTGCTTTATATCTGTCTTGGTCTACTTTATATTTTTCAAGATCCAGTTCAGCTCCCTTAAGCATAAGTTCTTCTTCTTTAAGCTGATTCTGTTGTTCTGCCATCTGCTGTTGAGCTTGTTGTTCAGCCTGTTGCTGTTGCTGCATCTGTTCCATTCTTTTCTGCTCTATCTCTTCAAGTCTATTTTTAATCATACTCATGTTATCTAAAGTAATGATTTCAGCAATATCTAACAGACTAGCACCATTCTGCATAGCAGGTTGCAGCAATTGCTTTAATTGATCTATATACTGTTGATTCTTAGTGCTATCATCTACAAATATATCCATATCTTCATAGAAGAAATTATCAGATAATTGTACAAACGCTCTAGTAGCATCATCTAATATATAATTCAAGTATCTCTTATTATCTTTCCAAGCTGCCTTAGAAGTATTCAACAACATAGTTAATACTCTTCTTTTTACCTAATTGTGATTCCAAAACCAAGGTTCAGTAATATGATAAGACATATTAACAGCAGTATTAGCATTACTTACTAATTCACTAGCAGCAATCTGTCCTTGTCTTTGTGGAGTAATACCAGTAAGCTTAGCTACCATATCTTCAATCTTCTACATTAATTGAATATACTCAGCTATTACATTACTCATAGTTAAGTCCCAAGAAGATAACTAGTTGAATTGAGACGGTTTACCTCCCTCACGTCCTGGTATATCCCATCCTTCGTCATAAGGATTAATAAAAGCTACACCTAATGCACTCAAGTAATGCATCCACTTGTTAACATCAATATTCATAGATTTAGGTATCTAAGTAATATCCATTACTGCTACTTTACCTTTATCTCTAGATAATGCTAACTCAAGTCTATACCACACTACAATATACATATACTGTAATGGTTTCATCATACTTACTAATGATCTAGGTTTACTATTAGTATTATTATACACTACACCAGTGTAAGGTAATTTCTGTGAATTAGGATTATCAGCAGATATATGTTGATATTCAATAGGTTGAATTCCTATGTACATATCATCACCAATTCTATATCCTTCCCATACTTCAATAATCCAATCCCATTCTACAGATTGTTCAGTACCTGTTACTTTATAATCTTCATCTACTTGAAATTCTTCAGCTTCTCCAGTTTCTGGATTTAGTAAAGTAACAAATCCTATCTTTTTGAAAGATTTCCAACAGCAGTGATATACTGTTATATGATCTACATCAAACGGATTATCTGTAAAACTATTGATCTTATGCAATTTAATAGATTCATAATCCATACTAGTCTTTCTTATTTCTGGATTATTACCAGCTCCGGGTCTTTGATCAATAAGTTCTAATAATTCATTTAGTTGTCTTTCAGACATTTTATCATAGAATCTATCGTATATCTCAGTAGCAGACATAATCATCTTTCTACGACACCATGCGGCATCATCTATGAATTCTAAGTCTAAAGAATGCTCATAATCAAAGTACATAGGGTTTACTCTTTCTACATAAGGATCTCCATTGATTACACCTACATAGTATATTTCTTCTCCACCTATTAAAGCATCTTTCCAACCTTTATAAAACTCATGAGTAAGATTCAATTTTCTCTTTAGAAATTGTAATGCGTGATAAGCTTCAGTTTCTGCTATATCTTTATAATCTTTCTATAGATACTTAGCTATAGCTTCTGGAGTCTAGATTTCTCCTGTAGCTAATGCTTGTTCATATCTAGCTGCTTGTTCTGGGCTTAACTTGCTTGCTATAGTAGCTTGAATATAATCCATTAGCATTTCTTTAGCTTTTTCCTACATTTCACTAGCAGCTATATCACTTGTACGTTGTGGATGAAAATTAAAAGGTCTCTTAGTTTCTTCACCAAGTAACTGATCTACATATGGTTTGATGATATTATAATCCTATGCCATAGCAGGAAACCCATCATCTTGTTTAAATGGATTGGTTACATATTTAAGATCCTTTTCATTATATATACTATTGTATAAATCATAGTAAGTCTACATCTCGTCAGATCTAGATCTACCATTACCACCAAATCCTGAATCTCCAGCGCCTACTACATAGTCTACGCAGGCTTCTTTCCAGGCTTGTGTCTTCTTTGACATTGGTAGTTTCTGTGCAGGGAAACTTTTAGTATTCTTCATAATTAAAATGTATATACATTATCGTCGTTTGAAAATACTCTTGGAGTATCGTCATTGAACCAACTCTGCGCAAAAATTGGTCCATCAAAGAGCATCTTCTATTTGTTTTCTTTTTCTTTCTTTTTAACAACTACATTATATAGTTGTTCTCTATATATCATAACCTACATCAACGCCATCACTCGGTCAAAGTTACCTGTATCATTATAGCTTATTAGCTCTTCTAATAGCGGCTCTGATAATATTCTAGTTAGGTTTTTCTTACCTGGTGCATACTCTTCATTCAACCATTCTTTTATCATACCTTCCCCCCATTGCTTTATCTACTTATTCATGTGACAACCTTTTCTTCTTTGTACTTTAGAATTACTAACTATATCATTAATAATATCAGGTTGATCAGCTAATAAGTAATCACAATGCTTAGCAGTAAAGTAAGGGAATAGACCTTTGCGTTCATTTTCATACATTATACGCGCATTATAGTATAATGCTAACTTACGTAAGTTTTCATAGTATTCCTCAGCTGTTGCAGGTCTACCAGTATATTCAGCTACTATAATATCATAATACTCTTCAAAGTTCTAAAACCTCTTATATACAATAGATGATCCTAATGAATTAGTACCAGACTAATCATGATCATAAGGGTCTACACCTATTATATATAATCCAGCTGTTGCATTTTTAGCTGGATGTTCCCATATAACTATTGAGCCAGTAGGATCATCGTCTTTACCAAGTGGATACTTAGTAACATCGCCATGTTTCTTAGGTATCCATTTGATACTACCAGACTCATCGAATATTAAATCACCCACCTGCTTATGATTCTATAACTAAGTGTTAGTACGAATAAGTCCTAATTGCTCCTACAGTTCCTTCTTAGGAAATATATTACCGTTAAATTCCAACATTGCCTCTTGTGGAGTAATAGGACGTTCTGCAACATAACGGTCTATAGCAGTAGTATTAGTAGCTGTACTTATTACTTTTCTACGTTCATCTAATATAAATTCTAGAGAAGGTTTAGTAATAGTGTTACCATCATCATCCATGTATATTCTATTACCATCATCATCTCTAGTATCTAAATTAGTATACTGTGGAACAAAGAATCCACATAATTTATCTGTGGGTGTACTATCCCATATATTCTCAAATCCTAAGCAATTATATCCATCGGGATTATAGAACATATCTTTCATTGTTTCAAATGCAGAGCCTTCGTCACCACCAGTTCCCCATACAATCATAGTACCAAACGCTACACCATCTTGTTCTACAGATGGTCTAGCAATTTGCCACGCAGCACCTAATTCTGAGAATGAACCTCCTTCTTCAAATAGAATTAATTTGGCACGTTTACCACGTACTACATCAGGATTATCTTTCAAAGTAACGCCAATAATCTCTGACTTATAACCCATTTCTACTTCATTGCCAAATTCATCTTTAGCCCAGAATCCAGCTCGTTTACGCATAGTACTGTTGACAGATCGTTTTTTACCCCAAGCTGTATTCTTATCTATAAAGTCCATATAGTCCCAAGCTTTAGTAAGAATACCATCTTCAGTAAGATACTGCTTATTAGAAGCATATATGTATGTTTTACTATTAGGTATTAGATAATAATTACGACATGCCATAGCTCCACCTTTGTAACTATATCCTTTACGACGTGATTTAAGTAGACATATATGTTTTCCTTTATCTTCTGCTTCCTGTACTGCCTAGAAGTAGAAATAGTCATAGTCATAGAAATCAGGGAATGTTACCACACTGTCTCGTTTTACTTTAGTCTCTCCGTTAGGTAGTTTAGTAACAGTGTTAACTATACGTTGCATTGGACAGAAATTGATATAAAAATAGTTATACCCAGTGATGTAATCTCCATCCTCTGCGGTATAACCTTTAATGCAACGATCTTTCTATTCGTCCCAATATGTGTAATATTCAGTACAGCCAGCAGGATATTGACAGTACTTTCCAGTTTTAATAAATTCTAGTGCTGGCTATCTAAATTTATTAGAATTTTTAATTTTTTTATTGAAGTCTATCATGTATTTTATTTTTTAATTCATCTATATTACACTTATAATAGTGTAGTTTTCTATGACAGTTAGTGCATAATATAACGCATTTATTTATTTCTTTGTTTATAGTATCAGTAGAATGAGAATTCATATGAGATAGAGATTCATATTTGTCATTTAAGTGATGAAAATCTAAGCATGCTACATCAGATTCTCCACAACATATGCATTTGTCTTTAAATCTTTGTATATATTCATGTGTGTTGTTTCTTTTTTCTTTAAGACAATTTTTACAAATGCATATTCTATTTTTTATAGCTTTGTTTTTTAAATCAGTTTTATAAAAATGTTTTCCAGATAGTTCTTTACCACATTTAGAACATCTATATACATTCTTTAACTCTAAAGAATTTTTATATGTACTTTTTAATTCAATATTATCAAAAGAACAATTAGTAGTATCCCCATCTACATAAAAACAATTTTCATTCAAAGCCTTTTCTCCAAACTTTTGGTAAGCTTGAAGTTTAGACACATATACTAATTGACTTCCGTTTATGTGGAACACTAGTAGGTTTCTATTATTATTTTTCTTTTTAAGAAGAATTTTATTTACAGGCTTATTAAAAAGGGTTACAGAGCCGTCTTTTTGTACTCTGTAACCCTAGTCATAAGCGATTTTGGTTGTGTACACTTTATCCATAAATCAGCTTTTTTAATTAGTCCTCCCGGTCTCGACTCGAACGGACAATTCCAAGGTTAGAGCTTGGTATGTTACCTTTACATCACAGGAGAGTGCCAGGGAATATTTAACGTCTGTCCCTGTCAGACCTCTCTATCAGTTCAACGAGATTATTTCTTAAACAAACTCTTTAGCCAATGAATAGTACGCTTGATAATACCTTTCTTCTTAGGTTCAGCTACTGCTTCTTTATTATATTCTTCAACCAAAGATTCACTGACTTCTTTAAGATAAGCATCTGCTTTTCGTTTGTTATCAATTTCTTTTTCAAGCACATCACAAATTTCTTCAGTGCTATTGCATTTTGTTAAATCAAGTACTTTCTTCATAGTTTCTTTATTTATATTCATATAACGTACCTATTAATTTATTGTTATAAACTTGTGTATAATTTGTACAAATTAAGCTAATTCATAAGGATTAATCTGAGCATCTCCACGTACTTTAGTAGTACTAACTTCTTCAGCTTTAACTGCCTTTTCGAGGAAATCTAATGTTTGAAAAGTAGCTTTTACTTTTTCCATACCAGCTAATAGATCTTTGATCTTCTTTTCATCTAATTGCTCTTCTAGAGAATCTTCATAATACTTACTAATAGTATCTACTTTGTTTCTCATACTATCAAGCATTCTTAGATTTCTAGTATATATTAGCTTTTTATAATCATCTTCACAAGACTTTTCTTCTACTGTAAGATTATAATTCTCATCACCAAAGTATAACTACTTAAGCTTCTTTTCTCTGATATCTGGTTCTAACTGAAGTACATATGGAGATTTAAAATACCACATAAGTACTATATAACTTATTACATTTGTAGCTTGTGTTTTATCTGGCTTATCGGCCTCCCATAACTTTTTAAAGAATGGGAGACCCAAAGCGTCAGGGTGTATTACTACTTTACCACCATTTATATCAAATAGCTTCATCAGTTACTTCTTCAACACTAGGTTCAAAATTCTCTGGCATAAACTCCTCAGGATGTTGAGCTCTATACTCTTCTTCAGCTTTAGTATTTGCAATAGCATCTAATAGCTGATAAAATTTTAATTCTACAGGTTCCTGTTGTTCAGTAGGAATAGTAGGCATTAGTTTCTCCATAGATTGTTTCATTACATCTTCTGTAAATTCACCTTGCACAATCTCTGTTCTATATAACATACCATTAATACGAACTTCAATAAAATTTCCAACACCTGATGCACTTACAGGAATAATTGTAATATCTAGATTTTCCATAATTATTCTTTTACTTCTTTAATTTCATTATTTTGTTCTGCTGTAGCTTCTCCGAATCCTTTTTCTCCTCTTCCTGTTTCACTCAGTTCTTCTACCAAAGTAGGTTCTAATATAGAACAAGGTACAATAACTAATTGAGCAAATGGTTCATCTATAGTATATACTGTAGGAATAGCATCTGTAGTTACTTTAAATTTAGCCATCAACTCTCCACGATATCCAGCATCTATTAAACCTACTCCATTTGTTAAAGCTATAGAACGTTTACTGATTGAAGACTTCATCATAAGTAAACCACAATATCCTTCAGGAATCTCTACTGCTAAATCAGTATGATATACAAGTACTAACTTTCCGCTATTATCTACTTCCTGAGTAATACGAGTAGCATACAGATCCAATCCAGCATCTCCTGCTGTGGCTCTAGTAGGCAACTTGCCTTCAGACTTTTTAATCTCTTCTGTACCGTCTTCTTTCTTTACTGAGTAATCTAACTTTTTAAATTTCAACTGTTCCATAATTCTTTTTCTACTTTTCTATAACCCTCTTCTAAAACTTCTACTATCTCTTTAATTATTTCATTCTTAATTGTATCAACATTGAGACCTTGTGTAACTTCTTTAGAGTGTACGATTCCGTGAGTAACACCTTCTTCGTTTTTACGTATGAAGTGAACGTGTAAAGTAGGATTACCGATACGATTTTTATTTACATCTATATCCTATGTTTCCCACCAAATGGCTTCTAAATTATTCATCTTCTTCAATATCTTTTGTATTAATACTAATTGCTTTACCATGATGAAATCCCCAATCTAAGAATACTGTATTACAAAGTACATGATCTATATGAGGTAGTCCACTTTCAGGATCTATTAATTCTCCTTTATCTATAGCAGTAAGATGTCTTAATAATGCTGCTTTATATCTTTTCCAAAAATCTGGAAGGTTTTGCCAACTGTTATCTGAGTATTTCTGAGCTCCGTAAGTAAGTACCTTACCAATGTTTTCAACAATATCTAATGGAACTAGATCCATTCTTACTTTACCACAATCATATTTCTTACCATCATTCTCCATCTTCAATATACTTATTAGTTAAACAGTTGTACAATCCTTTTATCTGTAACTGCCTAGTTTCAATGCTGTCCGTATCTTTCAACTTAGCTAAACCTTCTAGAATATCATCCATGAATTCATTGTATGTTAAGGAATAGTTATTGATCTTCTTATCTGCAACTTCCATTAACTCTTTTAACTCTTCACTGATCTTAGATCCAAATTGTTTAACGTTGTTTTTCTCAAATTCCCATAGAGCTAATGAATCTTCTTTACTCTGTCTTTCCATATTCTTTCATTACTTTAATAAAACATCCAGCAGCCCAGCCAACTAAATACGCATACCCTTCGTTACCACCACCTGAGAATTCTTCTCCATTCATACCTGTAACTTCAAAGTAATAATCAGTTATGTGAACTGATTCGTGTGCTATATGTGTACCATCTACTTCATCAGGTCTATATATTATGCAAATAATACCCATTTCGGAACTACTATTTAACATAACAGGTCTACATTCTGCAATAGCGTCTCCGTCATACGCCTTTAATATTTCTTCTTCAGCTTCTTTTCGTATTTTATCGAAACCTGGTAATAAGTTGTATATAGTGAATTTCTTTAATATTGTGTATACATCTTCTTCCTTTTCTATTATAGCTATCCAAAATGTTCTAGGATATATATTATCAAACTTTCTTAGTATCATATTCTTAATAGTCTACTGTCACTAATTGCTATATACATCTGTATATTGTTAAGTAATACAGGATCAAAGTAAATAGAATCTAACCAGTGAATCTTATAATTAGGCGTTAAGCATTCTTCAATAAACTGTCTCATTTTGTTTCTTTGTATCTCTTTTTTAATTTAAGTTTAAATAAGTAAGCAAACATAATATCTTTAGTATCTTCATCATTTGACATTACTTCTTTAGCAAACTTAAATGGACTATTGCATATTACTTCTATAACAGGATAAGGTAAATTATATTTGTTTGCCAGACTTGAGTAAATTGATATCTTTTTTTGCTGTTGCATTTATATAATATTCACTAGTTTCTAACTCTGTTAAAGATTCTCTGATGGTATTAGGTCTAATAGAATTTATTATTACTATGATATCATCTTCATCCAAGTCACGATTTCTGTATAGTATATCAGATAATTTCTTGATTTCTTTATTAGAGTAAGGTTTCTTCGGAACGAAAGAAGTTAATTTCAGATTAGAACGTAAGTTAAAAAGATGTCTGAAATATCGTACTAACCTATTACTTCTATTCTCTACATGTACTATATGCCCATTGTCAAAGATCATATAGAAATGTTTATTATTTATTTTATTATTCATTTACTCTTAGTATTAATGTTATTTGCACCCTATCTTTTATTATCTCTGGAATTAGTATCTTATTAACTACTAATTCATCTTCTGCTTTTCCCTGTACTAAAAGACCCTCTTTCTTGAACTTACTTATATATCTACTTAAGTTATCTGGAGTAATACCCATAGTACTTTTAATCATTCTACGATTGTCAGTATTGGCTACATTTTTACTTACACCAGGTATTGGAGTAAAGTTCACATCTAATTCAACGAACTTAGTAAGTAACTCCAATTCCCTATTTGTAAGTTGTAGTATACCATTTAAAGCGTTAAGGTATTCATAGTAAAGATTGCCTTTATTAACAGTCTTTACTAATTTATTCATCTAACAAATCTTTAATACTATTGAGAACTTTATTTAAATTATGGTATACAGTTTCTGCTTCTACTTTAACACACTGTTGAACATTGCCTTCATTATAATCCTTCATCAATTCGTTATAATCTTTAGTATATGTATCAATCAAAGTATTAACGTATTCTTTTACTTTCTCTAACTTATCACAGCAGCATTCACATTCATCCTCATTATCATCTTCTTCTGCTTCTTCACTGTACCAAATTACATAATCTTTGTTAGCTAATTCTTCCATAGTAGAAGAATCAAATGCCATTGAAGTATAAGTTTCTGTATCTGATACTACTTCAGATTTCTGAAGTTCCCACAAGTTTAAATCTTCAACTTTAGTAAACACATCGCCTTTTTCAGCGAAGCTAAAATCCTTAATTACTTTGTATCCTTCCATATGTCTAACTTTTTATTTAATATCTTTTGTTTAAATTCTTGTATCTTATTAAAGTTTTGTTTGCATTCTTCGTAACCATCAATTCTACCTTGGTCATAACCTTCTTTCTTTCCTTGACGATAAGTAAGAGCACCAAAACCGATAATACTTACAAGTACTATTATTATTGTTCCCATAATGCCCTTAAAACGCACTAATATAAAAAGTGTTTAAAATATTTAACATTTATTAATGTTTAGTAAAGTAATAGCAAAAAGAATGCCCTGCTTTGATGGCAGGGCAGCGACTTAATACTCTAAAATAAAACATTCAATTCATGAATGATAGCTTATTTAACGACTTTAGCTACAACGTCGTATGGCTTAACTAATTGTGAGTCTTTAAATAGATCAAAGTCTTTAGCAAATTTCTTAGGGTATACTATAGTATCACCAACCTTAATGGTACTATCAGTACCGATTGGAATAGATAGAACAATACCTTTTGCAAAATCTGATTCAACTTCTTTAGTATGAGTCTTTACTTCATACTTATTAAAACCTTCTTCATCCTTTTCCCCAGTAGGGATTTGTTCAGTATACTCTTTAGTAACCATAATAGGAGTTAAAGGTTTTACTAAAATATCTTTTTCAAAACTATATTCCAATCCGTTTACCACTGTTTCTAGTACTTTATCTTCCATAATATTTACTTTATAATATCTATTAACGCAGTAAGTAAAGTAAGGTTACTCATCTATGTGATTAAATTTACGCTTAAAAATATATCCTTTATGGCAGATGTCCATTCTATCTTTAAAGTTAGCGCAGTTCATATTATTAACAAACGCGCAACCCACACAACAACCTTTACTAAGCTCAGGAGTAGCTATATAAGTTTTATTCCTGAAAACATACTCAATTCTATCTGCTTTTTTTTGTTCGTTCTTTTCCATAGTAATACCGTTTTAGGGGCTACCTTTTTTAACCAAAGACCGTCAGAAAGGTAGCTAAACTGAGCCTACTTACGATTAGGATTCCCTGGTGCGCTTCTACCTTATGGTAACTTCTTTAAGCGTGGAACGTACTACGATCCCGTGTACTTAGGGCCATTACTTTGTTAATTTATTTAGTATGATATAAGCTAGACATCCTAACATACCTACTAAACATAGTGCAGTAAATTCTGTCATTTAACTGTATTTATTTCTTTCTTAAACTGTTTATATAAATCTTCAGAGAAAGTATATTCTATTTGTCCTGGTAAAGTAAAGGATCTATAATTATCATTTAATTTATAGTTCTTACTTATCTTACTTAAGTAAAGACAATTAGAATACTGTTGATCTCTTTGTCTTATAAAGTAGTAATTCATATTTATACTGTATTTAACTGTATTTACTGTATACAGTAACGTATATTTAACTATATTGGTTATTATTATTAACATTTATTATGAATATTTATTTAAGTTTAATAGCTATTTTTTAACATTATTTAAAATAAAAATATATAAAAAATTTTTTTGGTGAAGAAATCTGCGTGCGTGAAAATAAAAAAATAGTACCCCGGTGCGTGCGTGAAGTAGCAAAAATTCACACCCCTCTACCTTGTATCGGAGTGGAACACCCCTACGGGCTTGTATCTGTTGGGCTATTCCACACAAGTAACAAGTAATCAAGAAAGGAGAAAAAATCATGTTAAGCAAATTGATTTCAGCAGAAAAAAGAACTCGAACTAATGGTGAAGAGTTCTACGTGTGTACATTTAGTTACTCACAGGGAGCTAAGGATGCACCTACATTCATCACGATAGGAGGCGTTAAGGTATTGAATCCCCAAGCGGCTGCAATACGCAACATTAATCTTGTTAAGTGTTTGTTTCCCACTGAAGACGAAACTGCGAAAGCGTACAAGAAAAATCTTGACCGGTTTATTAAGTGTATGGAAAGCGATTCAAAAACCTTTACAACAAAGAAGGGAGAAGTCGTTAAGTTATCCGATTGTGAATTTTCGTTACCACTAGTTTATAAGACCTTGCCGGTTAGTGGGGTTTTAGGTGTAAGTAAAATTTACTATGCTGACGCAAACGGTGAACAAAAAGAATTAACACAACTTAACGCTGTTGGATATTCACGTCTTGAGATGATTGTTGACGAAAAAACGGGCGAAATTACTGATTATAAGGATTCAAACGAATGGGATAATGATCTTAACGGGGGAACTTATATTCAAGTAATTACAAGGAACGCAAATGTAAACATTGCTAACGGTTCATATTGGTATGAGAAACGTGTCAATAAACCAGAAGCAAATGAAAGCGTTGGTAATCCTGTTTCAGAACCTGAAAAAACTCAACAAACTGATGACGAGGACGATGACGAGTAAACTTAATATATAGCTCTTGCAGTCTAACTGTGGGAGCTATGGTTTACCGTTTCAAACTAATTGAGTCACCATTATAGCAACTTTCTAAACTTCTTTTTATCAAAAAAAACAACATATATGGATAAAAGACAATTGAGGGCACCAGTTTCTTTATTATAAAATGTAAGCAAACTATTCCAACTGGAATGTGAGTTGCGACTTATAAAGTTTTAGGTGTAAAATGCTAATCTTTAATTAGTTTCTAATAATAAAAGGATAAACCATACAGTCCTTTACGTATTATTACTTAACCTAATACTACGGTCTGTGAAGATAGTAGTATTTTAAACTGATTATTAACTTAAAATTAAGATAAAATGATAAGACATAAGATTTTAGATGTATGGGTTAAAGAAGATAACCCTGCATCACAAACGGTTGTATTTCTGCGGAAGTTATAGATATGATTATTAAAGATTTTTATCCAAACTATAACAAAGACAAATGGCTAAATTAATCAAACCAGTAATGATAGATGATATAATACGAAGTGGAGTAGTATTAAAGTCTAGAAAAGCTTATAAAGAAATAAGTACACTTAAACTTACAAATATATGTGCCGTAAGAGCATGTGATGATAGAAGTAGTTGTACTTATTATAAGCCTTGTACAGATATATCTATGTGTAAGATTTGTTTCTTAAATGCTAATAATTATTTGAATGTGTTAAAGTATATAAAACATAATAAAAACAAATTCCCATTAACATCAACATTATGAAGACAAGAAAACACTTTATCAGAAAGTATGAACTCTTAGCAAGATGTATTCAAACTAACTTAGAGTTATTTATACTACAATAGTAATGCAGCCATAGACAGTGGCAAGCCTGTAAATGCAGAGCCAACTACATGTAGTATTAGTATCATTGTAGTGTGTGGTACAAACGTGTAAGCACTATCTAAACTCAGTATAAAGGAGTTTTCACTATTTTAGATTTGAAAAATAGTTCTGAGCATCTGTCACTAGATGAACAAAGAGTGGCAACGTAACTATGCGTAAATAGTAGGAGATAGTATTAGCTATCTCCTTTATGTGTTTAATTAAATAAACTAAAAAATATGAAATGACACTAGAACAATTTCAGAATCTTAGAATAGGTGATTTAGTAGTAACTAAGTCAGCTGGTAATCAAAGTAGCGTTAATCCTGTTACTAATATTGATCGTAAGAACTCAAAACTACACATAGGTAAAACTGGCAAATGGCGTAGTTTCCTTCAATTTGAAGTATTAACTATAGATTATGTAGTTAAATATATCAAACGAAGACTAAATAGTAGATCATCTCCTTACTTTACTATTGAAGTTAAGAGTGATACTGAGGTAACATTTAAAATTTACAGAAAAATACAATCTAATCAATGAAAGAATTAACAAATACACAAAGAGTAAAAAGGAAAATACTATTCAATATGCCTTATGCATTACTTAGTTTTCTTATTAAAGAGAAAGTATTAAGAAATTTCCTAAATAATGTCAGTATGTACACATTATCTAGAAATTTAAACTTAAAATGTGTTTTTCTAAAACTTAGAGATCCAGGGCAAGCAATTGAATGTACTTTTATATGGAGATGTTCATCAGAAGGACATTATTATTGGCATAACCTTAATGAGAAATATAAATGGGAAATGAGCGATTCTGGCGCATTGTTATTACTATCAGATTGTTAACATATTTATTAGTATTATTAGCAATAGTAATAGCAATAGTATTTACAGCAAATAGTGTTTAATCAATAAATAGTTATTATGCAAAAATTAATGTATTTTTTATTTGGACTCATAACTGCATTATTTGCAGCTGTGATGATTATTGAACATCAAGGAATATATTTCTTTGATGAAGAAGTGTACGGACTATTATATACCGATTATTGGAATTATTGGTATTACTCTAAAGTAGTGATAATCGCACTATTTATATTCTGCGTATTATCTTTTGTATATACACTTGGTAGTGGATATAAAGACAAAAAAGATGGATACGAAGAAATCAGACCAAGCTGATCTAGCAGATATTTGGTGGAATAAGTTTGAAAACTGGTATGAAACACATCCAGTAACAAGAGTATTAATTGTAATAGATGCAATATTAATAGCATTTATATACTTAGTATTAACTTAAAACATTATCAAAATGAGTAAATTTTTATTATTACATGACAATGAGAGTAAAGGAAAACCTGCTGCTGTAAGAGTAGATAATATTTCTTCAGTTATGCCATCAGAAGAATATCCAGAAGGATCTTCTATCTATATTCTGATTCGTGACGGAGAAAATCTAGTTCTTGAAGCAAGAGAATCAGTAGAAGAAATCTACTCAATGTTAAACAAATAAAAAACATTTATCAAGAATGAAAAGTAAACATGTATTTTGGCTATTTGCAGCAATAGCAGCATTAGCAATTTTTATCAGTTGTGCAAAACCTCATCCAAGAGAAAAGCAAATCCCTGAAACGGATACAATTGAACAAATAATAGCACCAACAGTGCAAGAAGTATTACAGTGGCGTGAAAACATGAGATTAGACAAGTATGTAGATAGTGTATTTCTAGTTATACCAGAACAAGTGCTAACTCAAATACTTGTAACTAAAGGTACAGATTTATCAAATCATGAAATTGTATCTATTTACATTAGTAATAAAGATTTTTATGATAAATTAATAAAGAGGAGTATGGATATACAAAAAGAATATATACCAGATAGTATGCCAAGATCCTCATTACCACAACCTAATAGTGACTCAATACATGCCGCAGTACATTAGAAAATTAGTATTAAAACACGAAGATGAATCTCTAGAACAATTTGAGACTAGAGTAAACAAAGAATTAGAAAAGCTTGAGAATTACAATGAAGATGAAGCAGATACTAGATTATTTGCAACAGATTCACAATACTTAGCTGCTTTAATTTTTTGTAAAAAAGATGATTCTATAAAGAAGAAAATAGGATTTTAAATATCATCAGATAAAGCTGTATTGGTTCGTGAGAATAGATGCAGCTGCCTCCTTACTGTGAGAATCAGTGACAAACATGTGGGGCTTATATCTAATCATTTCAGAGGGCAGCATTGCTGTCGTTTGAAGGTAGGTGGAGGAGATTAGTATTAGTGCAGACGTTAAAACCATGTACTCCAATAAGATTAGTTTGACAGCTATATCTGCTTATGAGTTAAAACTAAGTGAGAGTCATTTTAATTAGTATTTCAATTAAGCTGTATTAGTGTAGAAGTTACACAACGATGTGAATCGTCAAGCCTGCAATATACTGCAATATATTGTATAAACTGTTACATACCTTCTTTATTTACTGTAAGCGTACAGTAGAAAATGTGTGTTAATATATAATTAAGATTGATAAAACCATCTAGTTGCAGCTAGACGTCCTCAAAATATTGTATAATTAAAACTATTAAATATGAAAGAATGAATATTTTTAAGAAAATCAAACTGAAAATCAGTAGTTACAGAAGGCTAAAAGCCTATCATAGTAACATCAAACGACTTGCTGAATTAGAATTATTAGACAATCCTAAAAAGCAAAAAGAAGTTGCATTACGTTCACAATGTTTAATTCATGGGCACAAATGGAAAAATGAGCCTAACAACAATGAATTAAATATTCCTATTACTAAAAGAACTTACTGTAAAAGATGTGGTAAGTACTATAGTCAAGAAATTTATAAACAACTTTAAATTCATATCAAATGAAATCTTTAAACTTTGTAATTATTGGAATTCCTGCATCAATCAATCAGGAAAGTATTGTAACAGCAGTAGCTCTCATGGCTAAGAAACTTGGCTTATCAGAAGTACATACAGAAATACTTGAAACAAGTAAGTTTGTAACTAGCTCTTCAAATAAACAAATGATTGAAAACATCTTAAAAGATGTTATTACTGTGTGTACAGCAGCTGGTCTAATGAATATCGCTGCAATTAATGCTAATTTTTGGAAATTAATTGAAGATGGTAAGTTAACTAGACCACAAATTGAAATGATGCTGGATGAAAAAGAAGTTACAATTGAGTATCTCAACAAAAAGGGATGCGCTTATATCTTTGACCTTTTAGTACAAGCAATTAGAGTGTTATAATCATGGGAAAGACCTATAAAGAATCTCATTTTCCAGGTTCTAAGCAATCAGGAAAAGCAGCTGAATATCAGTCTAAAAAGAGAGTTAGACATTCTAAAATGCAACCATATAAAAGGGAAAAAGCTATAGTATAATTTTTGTTATAAGTGAAATTATGAGCAGAAAACAAAGAAGTTTAGCTAGAAAGATGCATAATAAACTATATCTAAAGGAAGCATTATTAGATGGAACATCTGTTCTTAAGGTGTTTAGAACACACTATAAAGCACATAAATCTAATTTTAACAACTTAGAAGCATATTATCGTCGTCTTTATATAAAGCTAAAAGAGAAAGAGGAAATGAAGAAGAAATTCTTAAGTGAAACACTTCCTCGAATAAAAGAAGCAAATAAACGTCGAGAAGCTGCATATTTAGCAGCTATTGGCAAGTAAACAGAATTACTAATTAAGTAGTTATGATAGAATCCAATCAACACAGAAGGTTATAACGCCAGACCCCTAAAGGTGATTAATACCTACGGACTATACAACGGTCAACCTTATTTAAGGTCAGGAGAAGGAAAAGGGCTAGCTATCAAATAAGGCGTACAAATAGATAGTATAACTTTCTATTTCTTTATTATTATGTGGACAAAAGAAGAATTAGAAAAGAAAACAAAAGAAGAATTAATAGATATCATTATTCAGATACAAATAGATATTGTAGAAGAAAGGAATGATATCTATGATATTTTGAATTAATTCATTCACTTAAATAAATCAATTATTAACAATTAAAAATCAAAAAAATTATGAAGAATTTTATGAATTTAACAGCAATTGTGTTAGGTGCAGCAATATTATGTGATAAAGCAGCTGATGGAGCATACAACTTTGAAGCTGGAATGAAAAAGCAAGAAGAAAAAGACGGCAAAGTTGAAGCATCAGCAGTTACTGAAGCAAAGAAACAGATTCAACAGGAACAACTTGAACGTGATTCTCGTGAGGTAAAACGTAGAATTCAGGACTGTGAAAAGGCTGTTTCTAGAGCTGAAAGATACGGACGTTTTGCATCAAAACACAAAAACATTATGAAAGATTTTTCTGAAAGTCTGAAGAAAGCTCAAGCTGAATTTGAAGCTACCGGCGATTACAAAGCTTGGGACAAACAGTATTCAGAACTTACAGAAAAGAAAGACGAATCTATTGCAAAAGCGAAAGAAGAAGTCTTTGGTTCAAGATACGAAAATATCTATCTTTAATCAACATCCAAATTCTAAATGCTTTTATGCTAAATAGAATAAATGTGAACCCTGCAAACTATATAAGTCGCATTGTCGCATTGAGGAGTTCGGGGCAACATGAACTGAATTGACAGTTCTATTCAATGCTTTTATGCTAGTAATAGGATATTATGCCTACTGATCATGTGCTATAAATAGATCATTCTTTATTTAAATGCTTTTATGCTAATAAATAAAGGATAGTCTCATAGACGAAAAACAGTAAGTATATCAAAATACATATACATATAGTACTTTATGTCTATATTTCAATCGAGTCTCTAGCTTGCTAGATGAGCACTTGGTATAATATGTATTCTGTCAAAGACTATAAATTCTAAAGTAATAGCAGCTTTATGCTATTATATACTAGATTTAATGCTTTTATGCTCATAATCAACGGTATGTACTATTACTTTAGAATTACCTTATTAAGTATAGAGAGCTTGATCGTTTTCTATGCTACTATTGACTGTTAGGTCATTATATGCCTGAGCAAGACGAGTCTTCGCCGACTCTACCTCCACTATAAAATAATAATAAGGGGGTATATATGTATTGATTGGCAGAAACAGTAATGAATAGGTCAATAAAGTCAGAAATGACAAATCTTTTGTAACAGACTATACTCGTATCGCAGCGTGATACGATAAGTCAACGGCTAAGCTAATGTCGTAAAAAGCAGGTTACGGATCGTGCAAATGGATAGACACAGGTAGATAATACTGAAAAGTGCGGGTTCGAGTCCCGCTCCGTAAACAAATATTATCAAAATTAAAAAACTAAAAGTATGAATATTCTTGATTTTTTAAAAGAAAAGCCTATTAAAGAAAAAGAAGACTTTTTAAATTCTTTAAGAAGTAAAATAGCTACTAAATTGAAAAATACAGATGATAAAAAAATATCAGATGCAATAAGTTTAGTAGAAGAATTTAGTTTGTCTTTATCTGTTACTGACTTGGTTAAACAAACTTCATGTGTTTCTAAACAAGATATAGTTTTACCTACAGAAATATTAGGTCAAGGTGTGGATCAAATACCTTTACAAAAATATGACATCATTAGAACGAAAATAGGTCCATGTATACACTATGTAGTAATCTATAAAATAGATCCTGAACTAAATATTGCTTGGACAGTAAGTATAACTAGCGATATTACTTTAAATAATCTAATTCCTATTAAAAGAAGCAGATTGTTTAAAACATTCTTTGTAGCTTATTTTCATCCTGTGTTCTTAGACAAGAACAACTACACTTTTTGTAATGTTTTTGATAATAAAGAAGAATTTGATGAAGCCATAAGAATCATTAAAAAGTATTATAAAACAAATTTTAGAGTATGAAAATAGATTATAACAAAACAGCAATCATTCCTTTAGATTATAGCAAAGGAAGTAAAGGTTTATGACTAACAGTTAAAAAGAATAATAAATATATTCTGAGATTACTAGCTATATTTGAAACAGCTCTCGTTGAACAAATCAAAATAAGTAATAGAGATTTGTTTGATTATAATGTATTTTATAGTCTAAAAGAAGCATTGTTAGATTATGATTTTACTTTAACTAAAAAGAATTATAATCAATTAGATGCTTTAGCTTCAATAAATGAAAAGAAACATTATGAACAATACTTAAAAACATTTTGTAGATGAAAAAGACTTTAAATCAATTAAAGGCAAGTCGAAGGAACTTATCTCTTATGCTTTTAGCAGGTATGATTACTAATCTGAAACATATTATATGCATTGTCTTAATAATTTTATAAATAGAGTTAAAATAGAACTTAATAAAGCAACTATTAAAAATAAAATCTATTTAATTAAGTTTGACTTTGGAAGTAATTCAAAAACATTTAAATATAAACATGAGTAAAAAAGGCTTAAGAGGTTTTATTAGGAATAAATTGCCTAAGACCTGGGAAATTGTTCTTACAAGAGAACGTAAACTTACTGCGTTCATTGAGTATGTATATGAATCAACTCCATCAGTAATGAAGGGAGGTAGAGGTTGGCGACGTGGTGTACATAACATTACAGTCGGATACAATAGATGCAAAATCTATGAAATGTTTCAAGCTGAAAAGAGTAAAGAAGGCTTGATATATTGGGTAGGCATCTATAATAAAATTAAAGATCTTGAACATCAAATGAATTAACATGGAAATTGTTCAATATGTTCGCTGGACTGAACCAGGAGAGCGAGAAAGACTACAAGAAGTAATGCAGCAATGCAGTGGAGAGATGGAATTCAGAAAGAAAGTAGCTTCTGAATTCAACATTAGCCCAATGGATGCAGCAGTTGTAGTAAAAAGATTCAAAAACGAATTTATCAAAATACTTAAAACAAAAGGATTATGTTAAAAGCAGGTATGTGGATCGCACAAGGTCCAGAAACTAATGTATTACTCCTTTTAAGCGGAGTAGAACCATTATTAGAAGTAGTAGGTGCAATTGATCTTAATTACTTTAAACAGAATGGTAAAGCTAAAGATCTTACTAAAGACAGTCCTGAAGTAGTAGATATTATGATGTATCCTGAAAAGTATACATTTGCATTACCATCTATTACTGAAGTAGTTGATAATGTAGGTATTGGTGATTTACAGACTCTAGAAGGCTTAGGAGAAGATTCTAGGAAAGATAAAATCATCGAAGAAGGTATTGCTTACTATAAATCAACTTTACCATTATATGGTGTAGAACAAGCTAAAGTAAGAACTAGACTGCATTTAAAGAAGAAATACAGCCTAAAAATGTCTCAAGCTAACTATGTATTTACTGTAATTTGTAAAGCACTTAACAGAGAATCATAATGAGCGATTTTAAGAGACTTATTGAAGCACTCAATGCTGAATTAGAGGAACCTTATAGGTTTACTTTAGACAAGATTATATCTTCTGCAAATTTTGATACTAAAGTATTAGGATATGCAGATAGTGTATTGAATGATTGGGCAAATATACCGCCTAATTTAAAATCTAAGATAGTTACTAGTAACACTTGTCTAAGTATCAATAAGTGGATAAATAGAAGACTGTGGATGGATATTCTTAACAATCTATTAGAAGATAAAATATTAAGTCTTCAGACTAGATTAGTAAGAGTAAGGATTGCTATTAATATGTCATTGAAAATGGCATATCCTCTCAATGAAGAAGAGAAAGAAGAATGGAGAGAACATATCTCAGATGTATTCTACAAAAGATGTCTAGCAGTAAATAATTATTATTGCAAAGAAATTATAAAACTTCCCTTCTGAATTTAAGGATTGTAGTTATTGGGTTAACTACAATCCACTAAAATTTAGCTATATGACACAAGAAATAATAGATCTAGTGGAGCAAGCTAAACAAGGTTCTCAAAAAGCATTTAGTAAGTTATACTATAAGTATAAAACTGATATTTGGTACACTATTATGGGTGTAGTTAAGAATACAGACGTTGCTGATGATTTAACATCAGTAGTATTTACTAAAGCTTATGAGAAATTATCTATGTATACTCAACATATTTCATTTAATATGTGGTTAAAGACTATTGCTGTTAATGCATCAATAGACTATATACGTAGAAACAAAAAAGAGCAATTAAATAACTATGTTGATGAGGATGAAAATCCAATTCAACTATCTGCTTTAGAGAGAAGTCCTGAAGAAGATTTAATTCTAAAGGAAAAATTAGATATAGTCTTACAAGCTATACCTACTCTTAAGAAGAAATATAGAGATTTAATTAATGCTCGTATAGATGGTATGTCTTATAAAGAGATAGCCAGTAAGCTTGCAATGAATGAATTAGCTGTAAAAGGTGATTTAAACAAAGCAAGACAAAAACTTAAACAGAAAACAGATTATTAACAAACACTTTCAACAATATGACTAGTTTTTGTTTACTCCTTTTAGGAGCATTAGCATCTTTTATCATTTCTAGAATGTGTAAAAGTGCTAGTTTGTACGTATTCTTAGTATGCGTACTTTTACTAGGCTTTGTTGTAGGTACTGGAGTAAAAAAGGTAGTTGCAAATACCTCAGATACTCCTTCTCAAGAGTTAGTTGTTACTATGGCTCCTAATCCCACATCTCAAGGTTCTACTGCTTTTGTAGGGACAGTAGATAACCAATCTTATGAAATGGGTCAGGAAGACGGAGATGAGACGTTAGTAACAACTGATAGAGAAGATATACCTACCATGCCTAACAATGCAGAGATAGAAGATGACAGTTGACTGCACTTAATTTCATAATTTAAGTGTATTAATTGTTAAGTTATTAATTTATTTAAAACATAATCAATATGGCAAAAAGAAATAAAGGTGGAAAGACTCCAAGTGCAAAAGCAGCAAGAAATTTAGAAGCTTTGAAAAAAGCTAAAGAAGCAGTAGAAGCTTCAGCTAAAGTAGAAACAACAAAAGTAGAAGATTCTAAACCAGAAGAAAAGAAGCCTGAAGAGAAACCAGCTGAACGAAAGAAAGGTGGTGTCTATCAGACTCCAATGGGTAAATCAGCATATGAAACTCATATGTTGTGCACAAAATCACCGTATATGAGTCTACTTTCTCTTAAGATTGAGAAAGACAGTAAAGGCATTGAAAATATCAAAGCCGAGTGGAAGAACAATGAAACTAGTGAAACTACTAGTGTTCTCTTCCCAGTATCTAATGTAAAGGAGGGAGACGGAATTGACGTCAAACGGATTAAGGAAGGAATTAAGAATCCTATTCCTGCTGAAGTTCCTGAAACTAAGCCAGTTGAGGAGCCAAAGAAGGAAGATCCTAAATCTACACCTACTGAAAAGAAACCTAAACAGCAGAAGCTAAAGAAGGAAAAAATAGAAGAAGTAGAAGCTGAAGAAATTGACATCAGCAATGCTCCAACTATTAAACCAGCAGCAGCTCCTGCGCCTAATATCGTAACTCAAAACAGTGACAGAATTGATGCAAATCATTCAGTAGATCTGATGAACGCAATTCTGAAACGCCGTGAAGAGATTAAAGATGATCGGGCAATGTATCAAGCAACAGGAAAACAGGCAGACCTTATGATGTTTGTATTAATTCAGAAATGGAACGACCAGTTCAAGAATGATGCAAAAGAACAAGGTTTTGCTGTGAACGAAGAAATGTTTAATTACTTAAATGATACAGCTTCTTTGTTCCTCGGTGTTAATTTACTTCCTAGTAAGACATCAGATGGACAGCTTGAGATTAATTTCAAAGATGCTGTCGCAAAAACAAATCCTGAAATGCAGAAAGCTTTAGAGCAAGATGCTAAAGCTCCTGAAAGTCAGAGTATTCCGAAACCTGAAGAATGCGTTACTGACGAACAAAAAATAGCTACAATGTGTACTATTATGAACATGCGGCATAAACAAAAATCAGGAGGAATAGGTAAGAACATAACAAACATGATTGAGTTTGCACGGTCTGCCTATAATCTTGATAAAGATGCAGAACCAGCACAAGTATTAGCAACTGTATTGCTTAAAATGAAAGAAGCAGGACGGAATGCTACATTACTTGAAGGTTGTACAAATGCTGTTTGGGGTAACTTAAACGGTAATTTGTCAGTTTTAGCAGCACATGCTTGGCTTAAGAACCAATTAACTACATACAACGATGCGCAAGTTGCAAATGTAGTAAAGGTATTCTTAGCTAAGAAGATTACTGATGAAACTGTAAAGAGCAACAATTATGAAGAAGAAGCAAAACAGTATTCTCAATTAGTTAGTGGAACTAATGACGATCTGATCAATCGTATCATTACTTCAGCTAAAAACGAAGGTAAAGATGAAGACAAGCTGGTATATCCAGAGATTAAAGGTCTGAATCTTAAAGGTAAACATATTTCAGCAGTAAAGACCGTAAACAATTTACGGATTGCCTATGGTACTGAAATGAGTGACAAGATGATGAAGCAAATAATGCAACAAGTTTCTAGTTTGTATTCATCAACTTCATTAAATCCTCTTACTTTTTATGTTGAGAAATCTGCGTATGCTACAAAGAAGTAACATTTAACGCATTATCAAAATGAGTAAAAGACCAACAGTTTTAATTACGCTAGCAATGCTAGCTTTCGGTGGTTATGTAGGTTTTGTAACTAATTATACAAATATCGCCACCGCACATGAATATGTGATTCCGAAGTTCACAGATGTACCTCGGGCAAAAGATTTTAATATTAATATTGATTTGAACAACAACGCTATAAAATTAGATGGACAAAGCAACCCAGAACAAAATATTAATGTTGAAATCAAAAAGAAAGACAGTATTATATACTTAACTTCTGTTGTAGAGAAGAAAGTAGAAGTGCCTAAATATATTAGAGTACGTGAAATGCCGTCAGTTAAAGAGAATAAAACCAGTTGTACGGATATTCTCAAAAAACTTAAACAATCAGAGAAGAGAAATCTGAGCCGCAACTAGAATAGCCAATGCGGTTATAGAGCTATAATGGTGTAATCCAGAGATACCTAAATCAAAGGATATAAAAAGTAAATGGTGAAATTACTTTTAAACACGATAGTACAGAATATTAGTAGGAATAGGGTATAGCTACAACTATAGACTATTACTGAAAGTATAATAACTTGTTATGTCTATATACTATCTATAGACTGAAAAGATAACAAGAAATAGGGAGAGCGTGTACAACCCTATTGTATCTATGAGAACCGTTTGGAGATAGAATACAGAAGACGCGATTAGTAAGGAGCAGCTTACAAAATCGAACCGTACAAGGGGAACGAAATCCTCTTAAGTTACTCGCAGACTTATCATAGTTTGAATCAAGAAGGAGTAATAAACACGATGATGCCCAACAAATCGTGGTGTCCAAGACCACGTGCTGAACATTATCGAGCATATAACGCTCTAGGGTAGCTCCAAACTCCCCTTTACGACATAGATCGTATAAAAATGTCAGTATAGTGTTCTATACTTATCTAAACAGTTATATTGTAACTTAATAAGTTTAGAGACAGTATATATGAAGGTACTTAGTTATAATATTATAGCACTACTTATTGAAAAAATATTGATAGATTATCTGGATTAGGTATAAACCTATACACAATGTTATGTTAATCAGTACATAGCTAATCCTAAGCTTGTATTACTATACATTCCAGTATAGAGGGATAGAGTGACGAAGTGAGTAGTAGATTGTGTGCCTTTTGGCTGAGTAGCAATGATCCAATATTAATAAATAAGGAATCCTGCAACGGACCTCTTCAGGAAATGAGGAGTATGTGAGTTCAAGTAATATTATAACAAACTCAGTTGTTATCTTATCTGAGTATAAACCTAGAGTGCTTTGCAACAGGAATATAAAGATAACTAGCGGATGAAGTGCGCAATAACACTATTTCAATACTAAGCAGAAGACATAAAGCTTAGAAGTACTAAATTATTCTTATCCAGAAGCATAACTGGAGTTTTATCAAATTTGCACAAGGTGAGATACTCTATCCTTAAGAGTATATGTGAAGGTGAGCATCGCCCCACTCCTGGGATGAAGAGAAGCGGACACATTAAAAGACGGACACGAAGCAGATCGGAGAAAAATCTGTGTATTGCACTAGATAGTAGTCTTAACGGGAAGTGACAGAATGTAAATCTATTTAGGAAGTCTTTATTACGAGAGACTTAACATGTTTAACTTAACTAATGAGGAAGTTCAATGGTAGGTTTTAGGACGAGTAGTGATAAGATGACGAAAGTAAATCCGAGCCACCCTCGACTGTACAATATAATTGCTGACATTAGAACCATCTAAAGTATATTGCGCAACAATATATGTAAAGTGACGCTGATTCCTTACATTAAAGGATGATAGGTGGAAATCCTAAGAATTATGTGCAGAATAAGAACAAAGTCGTAAGTACACGCAGCAGTTAGAGTAAACTAACAAGGCTATAGAGTGGGTGTTTTGAAACATAAACAGCTCAGTAATAAAACCGGTAGAAGCATTACCGATAGCTAATTATAACATTTGTAAGTTATAAAGCATATGCAGTACTCCTCACTATAACAGGAAAAGAGCACGCTATAGTGACTGTTAGGCTCTTAAAATAATCAGGAACTAGCATAACATTCGATTTTCAGATAATTTCAGTTATAATGTTATTTGATGGGTATAAATCTCCTACCGTTGGGGTCCCGTTGTACCTCTTTAGGTATTAACTAGCATAACATTCGATTTTCAGATATCGAATTACATATTTCTTTAGTTTAGTATTAATAATCTTATGAAGAACGGCTGACTCATCTGTCTAATGAGTAAAGTCCTACGGGGAATGCCGAGTGAAGTAATAACATCACGTTCTAGTAGTAATATTAGTAATATGAAGACTTATTTTATAGTTTTTTCAGATTAATATCAAATCTTAGCAGAATTACGTTATAGAGTTCATATTGTTTGAATACAAAAGTAGCATTTGAAGTTTAATTTTAAACGAGAGATATAATACACTCTACTACTTATATGAAGAACTCTATAGCTCAACTTTTTAAGTAAACATAGTATTAACTAACTCCGTAGGTAAAATCAATTACGGAATCAAGAAAGGAGAAAATTATGGATAAAAATTATGAAAGCGTGTTTAAGAATCCTGAAGGATTTACTCAGCAAGAAGTATCATCATTACGTACTAAAGTAATTGCTTATAGCCGGGCATTGGTTGGTCGGCGGTTAGCTATTCCTGTAAGTGATAATTTAGATTTGAATTACAAGAAGAAACTAGCTGGCGATATGACAGGTCTAGTACTTGCAAATCCTATGAAAAAGTACATGATTGAAACTGTAGATTTATTCAATGTAGATATCGTGCGGACAGCAAATGGCAAAATTGTCATTATGTTCAATAATGATGAAAAATTGCAATTTGACTTACGGGCTGATGTAGATACTATTCTGAAAGCTGGTCCGAAGGATGTTCAGGACGCTATTCTGAAATTTGAAGCAACAGGAGAGCGGAGTTTCTTCTGGAATGTAAAGATGGTAACTGAAGTTGTCACTCAGTTAAATCAAAGTAATTTAACTGATCTTAACAATTTTATTGATGAGTTAGCAAACCAAGGTGCTTCTTTGGAACAAATCAACAAAATTACTAAGGACGACACTGAAGCTTACTATAAAAGCATTGACGAGTAATCATTCTTAAGTATATAAACTATGGCAACAAATAAGAAGCCAATAGATTCATATCACTTGCAAATGTTAAAGCTAATTATGTCAGATCCACGTATTCAAAATAATTTGCTGATGGATGGAAGCAAAAAGATAAATGTTGAAACTGATGGAACTATATTAATAGGACGCCACAAATATGGTTGGGTAAATAAGTGGTTTAATTCCTATTATGTAATAGACTTTTTTAGTTTAGTACAAAGAATAGCTTTCATCATTACAGGTGTAGAAAGTAACAATTGTGACAAGTCAGGTTTGGTTGGGTTTCTGACAGAAGCAATTGACAAAGTACTTAAGAAAGATGAAAAAGAGAAAGTAATCGAGTTACTATTGTATTATTGTACATTACTTGATGAAAACAGTCCATTGAAATTGACCTATGATATTACAAAAGATGACCCAGGCTTTGACAAAAATATGGGTAATAACAGCAAGCGACGCAAAATGGTTGGGGTAGCAAATGCTTGCATAGATTTTGGGTATGAAAGAATACCCGTCAGTTTACATGTTGAAGGAGATTTATAATCGAATATATACATTTGGTTGGGTTCGTATTAAGTAGAAAATAATTGAAAATCAACATAAAATCAGTAAGAGTATATACATTTGGTTGGGTTCGTATATACTCTTACTTACTTGCCTCTGATAATGTTACTAAGGTAACTAAGTGTTGGAAAGCCGAGAGAAGAAGAATCGGATGCCGTATCGAGATGTGACAGAGGCGCTAACTCTTTGATCTTGTCTGTCTTATTTCTTAATTTTATTGTTATTCATATCAGCGGTCTGTGAAGATAGCTGATATTTTAAGTTATTAGACTTTGATCAGTCTATTAACTACACAGGTAGACTTTCTAATATACTATGTAATTAACTAATTGTCAAATTATTAAAATCAAGTATATATGAAAGCAAATAAATTTATTGAACAGCGTGATAAACTATCAGCAGATATTACTAAGTATTGGAATATCATTTCTATTGAGAATGTAGTAAATCGTAATTATCAACGTACTTACGATTTGAAAGAACTTTATAATACAATCAAAGGTCTTACAGATGATCGAGTAATTGTTAAATTAAAGATACTATGTATCAATATGGGTATAAAGAAATTTAGTGATTTACCAGCTGATTGTAATCAATTAGATGTATTTAAATTATGTGAATTACAAGAAATGAAAGTACATCTAAGTCGTATACGAACTTTGAATCCTGTTCTTAAATCTAAGAAAGGTAAAAAAGCTTTAAATAAGACTGAATTTTTAACTTCAAACTGGGTTAAAGCACGAATAAAAGAACTCGATTTAGAGATTCTGAAATTAAAAGAGAAACTTACTAAGTTCAACGAAGAAACAGAATTTGATGATTCTGCTGCTCCAATGTGCTTAGCTGCTTAAAATATAACAAGGAAGCGATAGGGAAAGTACGTACGGGAAATCTTAAAACATTAACCTATTTAGCTTCCTTTAGTTTTTAACTATTAAAATCAATTGTTATGAATCAAGAAACTAGAAATAAGAAAAATGCTAAATACCAGCAAAACTTACAGAAACGTTATGGATTAACTAAATCCTCAGATTATAAAGCTATGTGTAGCAAAGGAATATCTTTGTCAGAAAATATTAAACCTATGACAAAGGAATTTGTAACTACTCGTCGTCATGATAAAATAGTAAGTAGAGAAGTATATACTTATAAGTGGACTCCTGAAGCTACTAATGCACGAAAGGAGTATCATGAAACTAAAGAAGGTATAGCTAGTATTCCTAAGAAACCTACACAGGTATCTGATAAGAAGGATAAAAAACAGTTATTAGAAGAACGTCCTTATTCTGGTTACCATAAAGAATTGGTACAGAATCTATATGGTAGCAATAAAGCAGAACGTATTGCTAAACAACAAGCTTATAAAGCAGCTCACGAAGAGAAAATTAAGAAAGTAGCTAAACAACTTGCAGAGTTCAAGATGTCTAAGAAGCTACAATATTTAGAACAAAGACCGTATAAAGTAGTTATAGCTACTACAGACGATAAAGAGTTTAAGACAAGCTACTCTAATCTACCTATCGAACAACTTACTAAAGTAGTTACTAAATTGAATACAAAGTTATCCGATAAATATAGTAACTATGAATCTATTACGATAGTAGATAGAGCAACTTTAGAAAAGAAATGCTTTGCTAAACATTTGCCAGAGATAAAGCAAGCAGCGTAGAGCGACAGACTTTTAGCAGGATAGTCTATAAAGAATCCTGCCTCAAGGGGTGTTCAGCTAGCAGGCAAGCGCGGGGTACAGGGAGAAATATTAGAGAGACTCTAATACACTATTTATAGTGCTGCAACCAATCGGCATCATGGGTTCGATTCCCATACACTCCACTAAATTTATACGCTATGAAGATAAGAGGAAAAACAGTATATGTCTATGATATTGAAGTTTTTCAGAATGTATTTCATTGTACTTTATTAAATA